AGGCTGCGGCCCGGCTGTTACACCGGGCCTAGAGTCAGAGGGTTGGTTGGTCGTAAATACCCTTTCTCGGTCACGTGGCATCACCTCACTTTCTTTCTCCGCGACGGCGAACGCGGCTTCGAGAGCAGCGTCGATAAATTCGTCTTCGCCTACGTGCATCGGCAGCGCATGTGCTGCTTGGTATGCAGCGGTACGAACGGCATCCGTCACTCGCATGGCGTCGCCTCCTCTTTCGGCAGAAGCGATTCGAGGAATTCACGCTCGGCACGGGCAGCAAGCTTGAATGCCGTGAAAGTGTCAAAGAAGAACGCCTCTTGGACTTCTCTGTATGGCGTCCCGCTGCAATAAATTCTGCCCGTGGAAGTCATGACTGGACATCCTCGGCAGGTTCGCTTCTTATTGCTCCCGTCAAAGAAGAGTTGGCAGAGAGGACAGCTAGATGAGCCGAAATCGACTTCCATCAAGCGCTCGGCGTTCTCATTCTCCCGCCAATGCTCGATGCTCGCCTTAAGCGCTTCCAATGTGCGCGCGTCCATTATGCGATCTCCCGCAATTGCGCATCGAACCGGCGCCGCCATCTGCCGAGCAAAATGCAAGCCTTCGCATTGAGCGCCGGGATGAAACCGCTCCAGCCGAAATGCCGGCGCGGGTTCTTGCGCTCGCGTTCGAGCAGATGCTCGCCGACAGCGATCAGCTTCGTCGGGGATGCGATGGCGAGTCCCGGATAAAGAACTTCAAGCGATGATGGCCGGGCACGATAGCGGCGCGCCCGGTCCTTGAGCATGTGCAAGGCGCTTCGCGCGGCTTGAGCGTCGAGAGCGTCGATCGCCAGTTGCGTCGGGTCGGATTGCTGGAGAGCGGCCGTCATGATTGCCCCCCCCCGAGAGCTTTGGTGACGCCGACGACATCTGCCGTCTCGTCAGGAATTTCCCACTGGCCGATGGTGTCGGCGGTTTGCCAGAGATCCAACGCGATCAGCTTAGCGTCGGATTCATCATTCGCCACGACTCTGAGTTCATAATTTGTTGTACGTGCGATCTGCACAACAAACGTCGCCTTCGCTTCGGTCATCGGCTCACCATCCCATATCTTCGTCGAGACGCCTGTGGGCATCGTCGCGTTCCTCGCGCACAAGATCGCGGAGAACTTGATCGCACTCCGGGGCGCCGCACGTATCGCGGCGGTCGTAATCTCGACCCACAAAGAGACCGAGTTCCGTCCCGCAATTGAAGCAATGGCGCATTCGGAGCGTCGCCTTCGCTTCGGATTGAGGGGCGGTCATGGCGCAATCTTTCCACGCAAGAAATCGAAGGCGAGCTTTTTAATGCGTTCAAGACCGCTCATTTTCCATTTGGAAATGATCGCTTGGTTGATCTTCGGCCAATCAGGCTTATCGGCGCGTTGCGCTTGCGATTTTATCGCCATGGCATAGGTGAGCGCGATCTGCCGTTGCGTGAAACCGGCTGCGATCTCATCGCAGATAGTGTCGGTGCAACAGGCTAGGTTGACGCGGAATTTGTCACTCACAACCGAGCCCTCCGCTTTCGCGCCTTGGGGCGCACGGCGGCGATCGTCTTATCGATGAGGGCGAGGACTTCAGCTTTGGTCCTCTCGGAGCAATCGTTCCAGATGTTAAGCGTTGCGCAAGGCCCGATCTCCGCTTCGATAAGGCGAATGAGGCGCCAGGCGCCGCCCACTCGCCAACATGCCCCGCTAGGACAGAACCGCACTGCCCGCTTATCTTGAGGCGGGACTGGCACACCACGGGCGTTTCGTGCAAAAGTTCCCCGCGTCCACCCCCCGGCGATGAGCTTCCTGACTTTGCGCAGCCCAACAATCGCATCTGCGACTCGCAAGATCCGGTTGACGCGCATTTTGGGGGAGGAGGTCATGGCGAAATCCACTAGAGAGTGCGAAGAAGATCCTGTTGTTTCGTGGTCGGCTCGCCGACCTCGGCTATGACATGTGCAACACGCCGATAAATTTTGACCTCGTTGCCCGGCGAAAGAACGGCGAGTGCGGCCGCCCGTTTTTCTGCTTCCTTGAACGTTGGGAATGATTCTTGTTCATCAGCATTTTCGCCGCCTAGCGAAATGTAGCCTTCGATATCAACCACTATGAAGATCTCATCCATCGCTTCACTCCGACCTCCGAAACTCATCCCGCGCCTCGGCTGCGCCCAAAGCATCTAGGATCATTTGAAAATAGGACGCGTCCTCGAGCCAACCATCGCGGTCCGCGCCAGCTCTTGCTGCCGCAATGCAATTATCGCGGCGCTCTTTCACCCAATCGATCAGTGGGAGCGGGAATTTCGATTTCATCTTCGAAGAATAATAGACGCCGATGATATTGTGCTGACAGAACTCGGCAAATACTTCGTCGCCACGCCATACGCGGACATAAGGAACATATGACATCGCCCCGCTCTTGATCGCTGCTTCAATCCGGGTAACGCCGCCGACTCCGACCGTATATTGCTCGCCAGAGCAGGCCGTGTGAGTGATGGTGATGCTATCGATCTCCTGCTGAATCGGGTGTTCCCGCATCACGTTTTTGTCCATCACCCGTTCCTCCGAAACTCATCCCGCGGCGGACTATAACAAGCGACGGCATTCTCGTAGCGAGGTGAGCTTTCTGTCGTGAAGCGCGCGTCCATCTCGCGAAGCACGTAAACATCTTCGCGGAGTTCGGCGGCGAGCCGAAGCAGCTCGTCAGCGTCAAGGGTAAGATCAAGATCGCCGAACCAAATCTTGCCTTTGCTTTTCAGGCAGACATTCGCATTGAAGACGCAAACATGGCCATCAGGACAACGTTTCTTGCCCGAGATCATGCGTCCTGGACTGGAAAAATCGAGCACCTGTTTTGATAGCACCCTCCGATAGCGCTGCTCGCGCGGGCTCAAGTTCTGATCTTCGTAAAGCTCCTCGGCGGCTCGCCGCAGCGCTGGCGCCAGGCCATCGTTGATTTGGTCGATGATCAGCCCGTTGTCGTAATCGCCTGACACATCCGCTTCCGACGCGATCGTGGCGAACAGGTTGTCGAAGGCCGGCGCGATCTGGCTTGTCGCCTCGCCGAGCGCTTTGATGGCTTCCGGCTCGCGCTGGATATAGAGGCCGGTCATGCCAGCAACCGGCGAGTCAGCGAGTGCTTTGATCGAGTCGATTGCAGCCGCGCATGCGGATTGAAGGGGGGTGCGGGCGGCGGTCATGACGCTTCCTTGATTGAAAGCGCCTCATCCAGAGCGTCGAGAGATATTTGCCAATTGGCGGCGTAGGCGTCGGCGGCGAAGGCAATGCGGGAGGTGGTGGTCATTGGGAGATCTTGGCTTTGCGTGAGATCCACGCCATGTCTTCCAACTCATCTTCATGATGACCGTCCGACAAAAGCGCCTGCCTCACGAGGCTCGTTGCGAACGCGACGGCTTCTTTGACACTGACGGGAGCAGATGTTCGGACCCCTCTGGATTTTGAATAGACGTGAGCCATCAGAAATTGCTCGCCGGGCTTGTCAGCGTTTTCGCAACGCTCGATGGCCATGTAACCGTTTTTGAAATCAAGCTTTGCAGCCGCCATCTTCTCTCTCCCAGCGCCAGAGCGCCTAAATCCCCATGATCGTCAGGGCCGCTATTTGGTGCCGGGGGCCAGATTCGAACTGGCGACCTCTTGGTTATGAGCCAAGCGAGCTGACCGCTGCTCCACCCCGGTTAACTGTCCCTTGGTTAGCCGGCGCGGAAACGCCGGCCGGCAAAGGTCAGGCGAGCGCCCCTTCAATTTCTTCGGCGATCTGCGAATGCACGGCGACTTCGCCTTGGAGGAAATAGTCGTATCCGGCTCCGTTCTTGTACGTCTCGACGAGCAAGAGGCGCGCGCGATTGCCGCGCTGGAGAAGGTAGCAAGAGATCCACGCGACCCGTGTGTCCTTTGGCCCAGGATGCTCCCACATCAGCCGCGCAGTGACGTGCTGGCGTTCACGGAGAAGATCCACTAGAACCTCGCTCGGAACTGTCTTCTCCCTATTCGGATGATTGACCATTTTCTCTCTCCGCCCCTGCTCGGCGAGGCGCCCGGCGCCGAGGCGCGATTGTCAGTGATCTTCGAGATAGTCACAGCGCTTGTCGTAGTCGCCCTCGATGTCAGCGGCGAACGCTTCGGCAAGAGCGTGCGTTGATGCACGTTCGACCCATTGCCAAGAAGTGCTTTCGCTATATCGAGCATAGATCGAGTATCCGCTTCCGTCCGGTTCAATCTTTACGAATTGATAGTCGGCCATTTTTAACTCCGAACTTCGTTCAACCGCTGGCGCGCCGCCGCGATCTTCGGCTGCGCCACGCGGAAATTCTCGATCGCTTCGGCACAGGCCAATTCGATCACAGCGTTCTGAATTGCGGTCTGACGATTGGTCGGGAGCCGGGCAAAGGCCGCTTTGCGCTTGGCCTGTTCCCAAGCCGCACGAAGCCCATGGGCGAAGAATTCGCTGATCTTGCGGGTGAATGGCGCTTCGGGCTCGAGACCGAGCCTGATACGGGGGCTGCGGGCCTGTTCGGTGTAGTGATGGCTGGTAGAGGCTTGCCGATGACAAGCGCGGGCCTGGTTCCAGGCCGCTCGCATTATCTCTGCCCGATTGAAGCCGGTATTCATTTTCGCAACGTCCTTAATCAAGGAATCGATCACAATTCGGACATTAGGGAAAATTATCCCCAGCGTCAAGTCCCAAACCGCACTGAGTCGAAAAATATTGCGGAGATGATCATCCCCTGCTAAAACGCCGGGGCCATGTCGATTGTTGCGACCGTCCGAGACAATCTTCTAGCTCTTGCCGAAACCTATGCAAAGGGGACCGGAAAGAGTCTCAGCCACGTTTCCAAGGAATTCTACGGGAACAGCGGCTTTTTCGAAGATCTCCGGGCTGGAACGCGGTCGCTGTCGATCGACAAGTTGCAGGAGATCGTCGAGCATTTCCAGGAGGAATGGCCGGCCGATCTCAAGATCCCGGCACTCCGTGCCGTTTTCATGACGATCAAGCGCTGAGATTTCCTTGGGGAAAATCGTCCCGCCCTCTATCATTCGAATCTCTCCTTGAGTAGATTCGGCCGATGGAAGAAGAGCCCGCGCCCCGCGAGTCCGAGATCGTCATTCCGATCAAAATGGATTCGCACACCTATATGCGGTTTTCCGCCTTCTGCCGGCAAGTAGGGGCGGAGCCGGCGGAGTGCGCCTCGAAGCTTTTCCGCGATCTGATCTCGGATGACGAATTCGAGACGGCGCCCAGCCAAGCCTTTCACTAACGGAGAACGATTCATGTCGAGAAAACAGGAAGCTACGTCAATCGGCCCGAAGAAGCTCAAAGACCTCCTCGCGGCCGTCCGCGGCCATCAGGCGGACATGGATTCGGTCCGCGGCGAGATGGGGCAATTGATCGGAGATGCCGTCGAGAAAAACGGGCTGGACAAGAAAGTCTTCTCGTGGATCCGCAAGCTCGACAAAATGGAGCCTGCAAGGCTCCACGATTTCATGGAGACATTCGACGATTATTTCGTCAAATCCGGCCTGAAAACCCGCGCCGATTCGGCCCCGAGCTTCCAGATGGACAAGCCTGAGGGCGAAGCCGACGAGGAAGAGCAGGAAGCCGTCGCCGAAGGGGAGAAGCCCAAGCGCCGCTCCCGCAAGGCCGAGAACGAATCGGATGGCAATGTGACGCGGATGCGCCCGGCCGCGGAATGATCATCGCTGGGATAGACTGCGGCCTCAACGGCGGCATCGCGCTCGTCCAGAACGGGCGCGTTCTCATCGATGCCATCGATGTCCCGACGACGGGGGAGAAGGCCAAGCGGCGGGTCGATGTCGGCTATCTCGCCCGCTATCTCCGGGCCAACGCGCCGGATCACGCCTTCATCGAGAGAAGCCAAGCCATGCCGGAACAAGGGGCCTCGTCGGGCTTCCATTACGGCAGGGCTGTGGGAGCCTTAGAGGCGGTCGTGGAGGCCCTTGGCATCCCGAGCACCATCATTGAGCCGACGGCCTGGAAGAAGGCCCACGGGCTGATTCGGGCCTCCAAAGAGGATGATCGCCAGCGGGCGATCAAGCTTTTCCCCGGCACGGCCTTCTTCGACCGCAAGAAGGACCACAACAAGGCAGACGCGGCCTTGATTGCCCGGTATGGGGCCATGCTTCTCGGCGAAGAGCGCGGGCATCTGAAACTGCCGCAAGAAAATATTCTTGCTGCGGGATAAGGCGAATAGGATCATGGACGCTCGGGTTTCTGGCGCGGCCTTCGCGCGCGACGCCAGGAACAGGGGTGACGGCCTCAAGCTCCTTCGGTCGATCCACGCTGCCGAGGCCGCGCTTGTGATCTTAGACCCGCAATATCGGTCGGTCCTGGACGCCTTGGCCTTCGGCAACGAAGGCGCGCGGCAGAAAGAGCGGGCAAAGCTGCCGCCGATGTCAGAGCATCTGATCGCCATCTTCGTCGAGCAGGCCGAGCGCATCTTGCGCCCAAGCGGCCATCTTTTCCTCTGGGCCGACAAGTTCATGATCGGGGAAGGCCGGCATTTGGCCTATCTTCGCTATACCCGATTGCAGATCGTCGACCTTCTCTGCTGGGACAAAGGTCGAATCGGCATGGGGCGCCGCTCGCGTTGCCGCGCCGAATTCCTTGTCGTCGCGCAGAAGGCCCCGATCAAGGCCGCTGGCTGCTGGCGGGACCACAGCATCGAGGATGTCTGGCTCGAACTCCAGGAACGCCGCCGGCACGCGCATGCAAAGCCTGTCCGGCTATTGGAGCGTCTGATCTGCGCCGTCACGAAGCCAGGCGAGCTGGTTGTCGATCCCTGTGCTGGCGGCTGGGGCGTGCTCGAGATCTGCCGCGCGGCTGGGCGCCGGTTCCTCGGCGCTGATCTTTTGGGCTAAGCCGGGAGGCTGAATTCGACCTTTTGCCCGCTATTCCCACAGGCGCCGACAAAAGATTCGAAATGCCCCGCGAATCGTCCTAGCTTCGCGTCCTTCGCCAAAAAGCGAAATGGCGCCGAGTCACAAGCTCAGGCGCCACCTCTTGACCCTCCCGACGGCACTCGGAAGAAATCCATGCCCTTCCTACCAATTCTAGAACGATTTTGCAATCCGCCTCTGATTGAGAGGCGTGGATGAGCCATCCGTGGATGCCCTTCTATGTCAAGGATTATCTCGGCGACACAGCGCACCTGAGCACCCTTGAGCACGGTGCCTATTTGCTTCTGATCATGCACTATTGGCAGCATTCTGGGCTGCCGGACGACGATCGGTCACTCGCTTTGATCGCCAAGCTTGGAATCCGACAATGGGCGTCGATCAGATCGAAGATCGCGCAGCTTTTCGGCCCCGGTTGGATCCACAAAAGGATCAAGGGCGAGCTGGAGAAGGCGAACAAAAAAAGCGATGCAAGGGTCTCCGCTGGATCGCTCGGTGGATTAGCTAAGGCTTTGAAAAATAGCAATCCAGATCTAGCAAAAGCTAGCGTTTTGCTAAAGCAAAATAAGGCGTTTGCTCTGGCATCTTCTACAGAACCAGACTCTATACCCTCTTCGCTTCGCTACGAGGGTAGGAACGGCGCTGACGCGCCTAGCCGAACGACGAAGCCAAAAACTCGGATGAAGTCGATCGCGAAGGAACTGCCGGGCGACTGGCGGCCGAGCGACGACGATGTAGCTTACGGGACTTCCCGGTGCGGATTAAAGGCGCCCGCGATTGAAGCGTTCGCCGAGGACATGCGATTATGGGCAAAGGCGAAGGGCGCCAAAAAGATTGATTGGGGCGCGGCGTTCAAAGGCTGGATGCGGCGGGAGGCCCAGCTGGCGCGCCCGCTGAACTTCGGGCCGCGCCAGAACGGCGGCAACGGCCGGCCGCTGACGACCTCGGAAGTTTTCGGCGCCATCGCGGCGCGCGCAAGGGAGATGAAAAATGGGAAGCAAGGAGATTTCATCGAGGGTGAACTTGTCGGCGCAGGTGGCGTCGCCGGGGACGGACATTGAGCCGGCGATCAATGTCGCGCTTGGTCGCTTCTGGGTGCGCGGCGAATTCAGGAATGGCGCGCCCGTCGAACTTGGGGCGGATATGGCGGCCAAGGTCGCAGCTTGGCTCGGTATGGTCGAGATCAGCCAGCAAACGGCGCGGGAAAAATCGGAAGATATCGCTGAGGCCTTGGCCGAGTTGTTCGAGGTTCTCCCGGCGAAGCACGGCGATCCTGTGCGGCGTGCCGAAGTCTATATCCGTGAACTTGAAGATCTTCCGGCGTGGGCGCTTCTCCACGTCATCCGCGGCGTGATCCGCGGCGAGATCGGGGGCTACAGCTTCGTGCCGCTGATTTCGCAGCTCCGCGACCACGTCAAGCGCGCGGTTGAGGGGAGCGAGTGCTGGTGCGAGAAGGCGCGGCGGGCCTTGGAATGCGAGCGCCGGCTGAGACTCGCGGCCTCTAGCGAGCGCGCATGACCAAGCGGCGCAGGAAGGCGGAGGGGGCGCCAGTTCTGCTCGGGCCATTCGCGGCAGGCGTGGTGACTAGGACCAGCTTCGTCGGCAATGCTCAGGCTTTCGTCCGATCTGGGCTCGGAGCCTATTCGACGATCCGCAACGCCGCGGGATCGGCTGCATCCGGGAAACCGGAGACACCGGAGAGATGGGTGGCCTGGATGGCTTTTCTCGGCGTGATCGACGACCAAAAGGCGCTGGCCTTCGCCTCTGGCTGCGGGGAATACAGCGTCCCGGCGATTTGGCCGTGGGAGTTCTCGCTCGACGCCGGGCCGATCGAGGGACGGCTGCACGGCCTCCTGGCGGCCTATGAACGCCATATGTCCGAGGAATTCAAGGGGCGCGCGCCGGAGGCGAAACTGCGGACCGCCGCCGTGACAAAGGATTGGAAGAAAATTCGGGCTGAGCAGGCCGAGCAGGAGCGCGCGGCCGAGGAAGAGCGGCTGAAGGCATTGGGCGAACAGCGGAAGAAACAGGACGAGATTTTTCGAATTCGAACCTTCGAAGATCAGGGCGTCGAAGCGCCCGAACTCAAGCCGGGCCAGATCGGCATGACGCTAACCCTGATGCTGACGCTGGGCTGGGAGATCATCGGCCTTCCCGATGGCCGGAGAGTGATGGCGCGAAAGGTAAGCGCGTGATGCCCGTGAAAAGACCGGCGACCAGAGTTCCCGCGGCGATGCGCGATGCGGTCGATCCGTTTTCCGTCCCCGGCGCGGACCAGAAGATGATCTCGGGCCGCGCTCCGCTGAAGCGCTTCAAGCCATATCCGCTCAACGCTAGAAGTCACCCAGCCGCCGAGATCGCCCTTCTTGCCGATCTCATCCGCAAGCACGGCTCCGATCAGCCCATCGTCGTCGATGAGAACTGGATCATCATCAAGGGCCACGGGCGCCTTCAGGCTGCGGCCGCCGCGGGGTTGCTGGACTTTCCCTTCGTTCAAAGGTTCGGACTTTCCGAAGTCGACAAGCGCGCGATGCGGATTCAGGACAACCAAGTTGCTCTTTTGGCGGGCTGGTCCGACGATCTGATCAAGCAGGAATTATTCAGTCTGAAGGCCGAGGGCTATGACGTTGAACTCCTCGGATTCCCGGAAATCGAGCTTCGCGGATTCGGGGTTCTCGCTGGGACAGAAGGCACGGTCGATTCGGAAGCTGCACCGGAGCCGCCCGCCGATCCAGTAAGCGTGCTGGGCGATGTTTGGCTGCTCGGCGAGCATCGGCTGCTCTGCGGTGATGCGACGAAGGCCGATGACGTCCAGCGCTGTCTCGCCGGCGCGAAGCCGCATCTGATGGTGACCGATCCGCCTTATGGCGTGGAATATGATGCAAACTGGCGCAACGAAGCCGCGAAGAAAGGTTCAATTGGATATGGCGCGAGCGCCATATCGGCCGTGCATAACGACGACCGAACAGACTGGACTGAGGCGTGGAAACTGTTTTCAGGAAGCGTCGTCTACTGCTGGCATGCCGACCGGCATGCCAGCGTCGTCCAAGCTTCCTTAGAGGCCGCTGGGTTTGAAATTGTCTGCCAGATAATCTGGGCAAAGCCGCGCTTCGTCATAAGCCGCGGAGATTATCATTGGCGCCACGAGCCTTGCTGGTACGCGGTCCGAAAGGGGCGAAAGCATTTCTGGAGTGGCGACCGTTCGCAGACAACCCTCTGGGAGATTCCCCACGCTAAATCCGAAACCGGCCATTCCACGCAAAAACCGATCGAGTGCATGAAGCGCCCGATCGAAAACAACTCGAAGCCAGGCGATGCCGTCTATGATCCATTCGTCGGCTCCGGCACGACCATTATTGCGGCGGAGATGACCCGGCGCGCCTGCCGCGCGATCGAGATCAGCCCAGCCTATGTCGATGTCGCAGTGCAACGGTGGCAGAATTTCGCCAAGCAATCGGCCATCCTCGAAAAAACCTGCCGTAGCTTCGCAGAAACGGGCGCCGAGCGGCTTCCCGAGGCTGGCCCTAAGGATGGCCCGTGGAACGAGATGTGGAAGCGTCCGCTTTCCCCAAGCCAGCGAAAGGCACTTCAGAGAGGAAAGGGCAGGACGCCATGACCGCCGCAGAATGGTGCGTTTTAAGGCTGATCTTTGACTACGGGGCTTTGACCAAGGAAACCCTGAGAAAGCGGTCGATTTTCACCGAATCGCTCGTCGAAGATTTGATCCGAGGATGCGAGCGCGACGGGACCATCGGTGAAGGCGCCACTGATCTTCTTTACCTCACCGAAAAAGGCCGCATTGCTGCCAAGGACTTCTATTACGGCCCCCCTAGAAAATAGCTTGCATGCGGGGACAAAAATCCCTAAAGCTTCGCGGAGCGATCCAGAAACCCAAAATTGAAATCGCCATGGACTTCATAAAACATTGCGGATCTTGCACGGCCTGCTGCCGCCTCCTTCCCGTCAAAGAGCTGTTGAAGCCCGCTCTGAAAAAATGCCAATATCAGAGCACTTTCAAGGGATGCCGCATTTACGAGACGCGGCCGAACTCATGCCGCGCTTGGTCTTGCGTCTGGCTTCTTGATTCATCGGCGCCGTTCCGGCGTCCTGATCGTGTTGGCTATGTCGTCGATCCGATTCCTGACATCATTGTCCTCGGCGAGGACGCTGTTAACGGTCGGCGGCTTTCGGCGGTTCAAGTCTGGGTCGATCCGAATCGTCCCGATGCGCATCGCGATCCAGATCTCCGCGCTTGGTTCGCTGCGCGGGCGACAAACCCCGAGTCGGCAATCATCGTGCGGTCCGATCAGAGGCATTCGATCGTCGTCGTCCCGCCTTGGCTTTCGGAAAACGGGAAATGGATTGAGATCGAGAGCCGGGTGATGCCGGCCGAGGCGATCCGTCGCCTTCGCAGCGAGATGTGGAAGCAAGCGGCGGATGCCGCTCTGGCGAAGAAGGAATCGAAAGATGAATGAAATAAAAGTCGGACCTGTTATGGTCGAGGGACGCCCATCCGATGCCGAGTTGGCGAAATTATACCGCGAGCGGCTGAGTGTCGCGTTGCCAGCGATATGCGATCTCTTGAACGAAGCGCTAGCGCAAGGCCTTCGCATCGACTTCCAGATTGCCCGCGATCAATTCGGGCGCAGCTTCATCCAGCCGATCTCGATCTACAGGCCGTTGTAGGGGTGGCAATTGACCTTCAATCCCTATGACATTCTGGAGGTCGAGCGCGATGCCGATACGCCGGCAATCCGCAAAGCCTATCGGAAAAAGGCGAAGGCGGCGCATCCGGATTGCGGCGGCGATCCGGGCAAATTTCATCAGGTCTCCCGCGCAGTCGCCGTTCTGACCGACCCGAAGAAGCGTGATCGCTTCGACCGCACTGGGGTGGTCGACGAGGATCCGGTCGACAGCGCGCGGGCGGCCGCCCTCGGCTTGATAGAATCGTTCATCGCCGCTGAAGTCTCATTATTTGTCCAGACCGGCATGAGCGTGGATCCGCGTCGGCGGCTCATCTTGGTCGAGTTCAAGACCAAGATGCGGAATGACATCAAGCAGATGCAGGAAACCATAGAAAAGGGTAAAGGCATTCGGAAATATACCGAAGACGTCATGCGCCGCTTTGCTACGTCGTCGCCCGAGAATTTAATCCGCAAGATGTTCGAGCGCCGCCTTCGCGCCATCGATGCGGAATGCGAGAATCTTCTGGATGCGATTGGTATCAGAGAGAAGGCCATCGAGATCGCGGCGACCTACAGCTTCGACCGTTCGGAGCATCTCGACATGTGCCAGCCGATCATGAGAGAGCCGTCCTTATGATGATTTACCAAGTATTCTTCGGTTTTAAGAATGCGCAGGGGCGCCCGGTCTATTGGACGATCGAGCATCCAGCGCCGACGATCGAGGCCCTCGGCGCAGAGCTGGGCGAGAGGGGGTTCATCATCGCCGCGCGGTTGTGGACGGAAAGCGACGGCAGCGGCTCGCGAAAGATCACCGCGCGCGACAGCGTCATCATCGGATTGGCCGATCTCGGGGCAATTCAGGTGGCGGGCGTGAAGCATTGGGAGCAAGGATGATGGGCGCTAAGTCGAAAATCGAATGGACGGATGCGTCATGGAATCCGATCCGCGCCCGCGATAAGGCGACAGGCAGGATCGGCTGGCATTGCGAGCATGTCAGCGAAGCCTGTCGCAATTGTTATGCCGAGGGCATGAACAAGTGGCTCGGAACTGGCCTCGAATTCAAGCCCGGGCACCGCGATAATATCGAGATCTTCCTCGACGAGGAGATGCTGCTTGCCCCGCTGCACTGGAAGCGGCCGCGCAAAATCTTCGTCTGCTCGATGACGGATCTCTTCGCCGACTTCGTGGAGGGCGAATGGATCGACAAGATGTTCGCCGTCATGGCGCTCTGCCCGCAGCACATTTTCCAGGTGCTGACGAAGCGGCCGAATCGGATGCGAGAATATTGCAACGGCAAGCCATTACATCGCTGGATGAATGCCGCTACCGCCATCGGGCACGCATCGGCTCTCGTAGGGAGAGAAGGGAACCCCCTTCGCCACGTCTGGCTCGGCACGTCCTGCGAAGATCAGCCAACCGCCGACGAGCGAATTCCCGATCTTCTCGCTACGCTGGCGGTGGTGCGCTTCATCAGCGCAGAGCCGCTTCTCGGGCATATCTTCCTGAATTTTGTCGGCGACCTCTACGGCAAAACGATCGATGCCCTCTTTGCCGGCGTAGCCCACATCTCAGGAGATTACGGAGAACGGCGGCCGCTTCCGTCCGATCATCCCGCGCTTGATTTGGTCATAGCCGGCGGCGAGAGCGGCCTGCACGCGCGGGGCACACTCCGTTCATCGTTCCTGTCCCTTCGCGATCAATGCGACGCAGCCGGCGTCGCCTATTTCCATAAGCAGAATGGGGAGTGGATCGACGCCGACGAATGGTTCGACATGATCCAGAGCCCTGGGAAACCGGCGCGTCCGCTCAATTTCGAAGATGCCGCGCTGCTCGCGAAGTCTTGCGGGCGCCGCTACGAGCATCAATCGGACGGCTCGACCCTGATCCGCGTCGGCAAGCACGCCGCCGGGCGCCTGCTCGACGGCATCGAGCACAACGCATTCCCGCAGGTCCTCGGCCCGCGCGCCAACCGCCCGATCTGCGAGGAGGCCGCCTCAATTCAAACCTTGAAACCCCGGAAATCATGAAATCACTCCCTTGCTCGGCGTTCCCTCTTGCCCCTTTTGATTGCGACGGGTAGTTTCGTCTCGTCATGACCGAAACTGAAACCGTTAAGGCGTCCACTCGCGGCGGGTTTCGTCCCGGTGCGGGCAGGAAAAAGGGCAGCAAAAACAGGGTCATCCAAGAGCGGGAAGCCGCTATTGGATCGCAGATCGACCGCATCCGTGCGGGCGCGCGGACCGGCGAGGAGACCTTGGGGAAGCTGATGAAACTGGCCGAGGGCTGCATGGCCCTGCACCGGCCGACGCCGAAGCGCGAAATCCTAACTGGCGGGCAGAAGAATCCTGACGAAGACTGGGATCGATTCGGTCAGTGGTTCGATCGATGCGCCTATGTTTCCAAGGAGTTGGCGAAATACCAGAGCCCGACTTTCAAGGCTATAGCAGTTATGGCTCCCGCGCCGACAGAGGAACCTCGGCCCTTCGCCGATGGCAATGTGACGCGGATCCCTGATGCCGAGGACGCGGAACGGGTTTATCTCCGGATGATCGGCGCGGCGGCGTGATACAATTAAAGCTTGATACAATTAAAAATTGTATCATATCGTTCGGCATGAACTGGAAACCGAAATGCAAGCTCTGCGGCGGCGACTGCGGGCTGATCTGCAAGAAATTCGCAGCTGAGGCGCCGAAGCCGAAACTCCGCGAGATCGTCGATGCCGTTCCCGCGCGGAAGATCCCGAAGCCAGGTGCGCGCGGCAACGCCTCGAAGACTCGATCCGCAAAGCCCAAACCGGCTGCGGCGCGTGCGGGGCGCCCCAAGAAGGGGGCCGAAGGCGATACGCTCTCCGCTCAAAAGCCGTGGGAGAAGGAAGGCGTCTCCCGCGTGACGTGGTATCGGCGGCAGAAGGAATCGGCGAAATGACTCTTTCAGAAGTCAAGGCAATGGGCCTTATTCGGCATCCCTATGAGGGAACACTATACTGCGGGCTCGGGTATGAGCGGGCGTCGAGATTGGGGCGGCAACTCTGCCGCGCCGCTGCTGAGACGGGCTGCTTCAAGCATCTCCCCGGTCATCTGGCGCCTTTGATTGTAGAGATGGAGGTCGGGCGGTGGCTGCTTTCGCCGTCTGCCTGTCGTCATGCTTCGCCGAGATAGACGGGGAGAATTCAGGGATGATGTCCGATCATGAATATCGGCAGAAACTAATTTGGGAGGGCGGTGCGCGGCCGGAGCTGGTGGGCACTTTGATCGGCCGCGATTTGGATTGCGTCGGCAATATTTTGAGGGTTTATCGGACTTGGATATCTTTTGCCGCGCTGAGAGGATCGGCCACAGCGAGGCGGAAAAGATTTTTCCGCAGAACGTGGTTAGGCCTCTTCCGCTGGCGGGTGATTTGGACATCGCGGAACGGGGATGGTCGCGTAGTTGAGCAAGGCGTCACGGGCAGAATGATGGTCCAAATTATAAAGCCGCCCTCGAAAATCGTACCTTACTTTTCCACGTTCCATCTGTGAACCAGATCATCCGGCCTTCCTTCGATTGGCACAATCCGGATTACACCGAAGTCTGGAAAGCCCGTGCGGCCGCGCTCGCGCGAATCCGGGCCGAGCCGCAAAACCTGCCAATTCTGAAGGCCTATTATCGCGACCACATTCCCACCTTCATCACGGATTGGGGCGTTACGGTCGATCCGCGCAATGCGGCCCTTGGGCAGACGACATTTGCGCCCTTCGTCCTCTTTCAGAGGCAGATCGAGTGGGTCGAGTGGGTGCTTGAGCACTGGCGGGCGCGCGAGCCAGGCCTATGCGAGAAATCCCGTGACATGGGCGTTTCCTGGTGCGCCATGGCGCTGTCCTGTTCGCTGTGCATCTTCTATCGCGGGATGTCGATCGGCGTCGGATCCCGCAAGGCGGAATATGTCGATAACGTCGGCGACCTGAAGGCGCTGCTACCGCGGGCGCGGATCTTCATGCGCTACCTCCCCGAGGAATTCCGGGCCGGCTGGGTCGAATGGCGCGACGCGCCGCAAATGCGGGTCAACTTCCCGGAAACTGGCTCGGCAATCGGCGGAGAGGGCGGGGAGGACATCGGGCGCGGCGATCGGCGCGGGATCTATTTCGTCGACGAATTCGCGCACTTCAAGAATGGCGAGCTCGTCGAGGCTTCGCTCTCGCAAACCACGGACTGCCGTATCGATATGTCCTCGGTGCGCGGCATGAACAACCCGTTCGCCCGCAAGCGCTGGGGGACCAAGGTCTCAGTTTTCGTATTCGATTGGCACGATGATCCACGAAAGGATCAGGCCTGGTATGAAAAGCAATGCGCCGAGCTTGATCCGGTTGTCGTTGCGCAGGAGATTGATCGGGACTATTCCGCGTCGGTCGAGGGCATCGTCATTCCTGGCGCTTGGGCGCGGGCATGCGTCAACGCCTGCGAAATCATCGGTCTCGAGCCGACGGGAGCGGATCTCGCCGCCCTAGACGTCGCCGATGAAGGCAAGGACAAAAACGCTTTTTGCGGGACGCATGGCGTCGAAATAAGGTATCTCGAGGAATGGAGTGGTCGCGGCGCCGATCTCTATCAAACCGCCCAGCGGACCGTTGATCTCTGCGACGAGCACGGCTATCGCGGCTTCCGTTATGACGAGGATGGCCTTGGCGCCGGGCTGCGCGGCGATATGCGGGTCATCAACGAGTTCCGGGTCTCGCGGAAGGCCCGCGCGCATCCCGCCGAGGGCTGGCGTGGATCTGAGGCAGTGGTCGATCCGGAGGGCGTGGTCGAGGGAACGCGCGGGATCGACGGGACCGATACCGGCCGCAAGAACAAGGATTTCTTCGCCAACCGCAAGGCGCAGGGCTGGTGGTCGCTGCGCCGGCGGGCGCAGAAGACCTATCGGTGGATCGTCGAGGGCGTAAAATGCAATCCAGACGAGATCCTGTCGATTTCATCGAAGGCGCCGAATTGCTGGAAAGCAGTGGCGGAATTGAGCCAATCGACCTATAAATTCAATGAGGCCGGCAAGATGATCATCAACAAAAAGCCGGATGGCCAGCCGTCGCCGAATCTGGCCGACTCAATCATGATGCGGTTTGCGCCAGGGGATTCAGGCTCGCTCGTGGTCGATCAAGACCTGTTGCAACGGGCGAGGATGATGCGGCCGGCGCGGAGGCATTGAGATTGACTTCCAAGCAGAGAAGCTGGAAATTCTGAATGTTTCACGTGAAACCTTGAAAATGGAGACGGAATCGTGAACCCCGGCGATTTGGTCGTATGCATTAACGTTGGCGAGTTCAATGATGGGCGTGTGTGGGGGGAACCGCGACCGGAGCTGGAACTTGGTCGCCTATACTCGATACGCGACGCGTTTGTTTGCCCTATGTTCGGTCATTGGGTTGTCCGGCTTCATGAGATACGGCGCGATTGCGTGTATGGAACGGATTGGCCCTTCGCCGCTGAGCGCTTCCGTCCCGTTCGTCCGACCTCCATCGAATGTTTCCGTGAGCTGCTCGAAACGGCTCCGAAAGAATTGGAGCCGGCGCCATAAATATCGGGAAGCGGTTCACAGTCGGGATCTGCCGGGACTGCGGCGAGCCGTTCGCCTTTCGCCGAGGCTTGCGCGGGGCGCCCCGAAAGCGGTGCGATCCATGCCTTGCCACTGAGAAGAAGGCCAGTGAGCACAACTGGTACATCTACAAGCGAAAGCCGCAACGTGCGGCGCTGCGGGCCATGCGGAAGCAGAAAACTTACTGGAAAAGAGAATGGGGGAGCGCGGAACCTTGAGCCGATAGTCTCGTCGCCCATAGACGGCTCGTGGTCGATACGCTTTTTATAATGTCTCTACGCTTCCCGACAGCTTCTAAATAGCCCAGACGCCACGATCATATCGCGGAAAATCGCGTAGACCGTCACGTCGACCATCTGATCGCCGATGTTCCGCCAATACGCGGCTCTTCCCGCCTCCATCATCTCAGGCGTAATTTCAATTTCTGTCTCTGCGGGCGCGCCCGCCTCACGCGAATCTTTCCGTGAAGCGGCCAACTTGCGGCACATAGGAAATCCCTACGTCAAGTAATATAATTGCCCCGGCACCGTCATGGTGATCCCCGAGCGCGGGAATGATATGCTGATCTCGGTGCGGGCTCAAGCGCGGATTGACTTTTCAAGGTCAATGACCAACTGACAAAAGCTATGAAAACGCTGTGGTTCAAGGGTCGCGACGTCGCGCCGATATTGTCAGGCGGAAAGACCGACACGCTTCGCACGCCATCTCCGCGATTGCCTAGGGTCCGCGAGACCGTTGTTTTCGCCGTTGGCCAGCGGGGCGCCTTTGCGAAAGTGATCATCCAGAAAAAGGAGCACGGCCAATACATCTCGCTCGGGCGCCGCCGGCAACTCGCCGAGCACTACGGCTGCGACATGCGCGCTCCGTTCATCCGTCTGGAATTCCGGGTTGTCGAAACTATGGCTGCATTTACTGGCTCACAACTCAAGCTGGCGATTTGACTTTCAAGTTCAAGATGCTTTACCTGCTTCAAGTTCGAGGGAATTTGAAGCATGGCGAACGGATGGGGCGGCGCTCGACCTAACTCTGGCCCGAAGAAGCGAGCCGATTCCGCGCCTGCGGCGGCGCCCGCCCTGCCAACAGCCAGCAAAGAGCCGCCGAAGACCGCCGCCCAGCCCCGTCAGCCGATGTTCTCCGAGGATTCGGTTCGCGCCATCCTTGAGGCGTCGAGGGAGCTTGCGAATCGCGCGCGCAACCGCCCCCGCACGGAGCGATGGAATCCGTTCAAGATGGAGACGGATGAGCGTCTCCTGTTCCCTCCAGCCGCGATGCCGCCGAAAGAACAAAAGATCAGGATGGCGCAGGACTCCGCCTTGGTCTCGAACAACCAATTCGCCTCTCAGGCATGGCAGGCCGGCGGGATGCTTGGCCAAGCCGTTGCCGAGGGACTGCTTTTCCTCGGCTATCCCTATCTGTCCGAATTGGCGCAGCGCCCTGAGTTCCGGCTATTCGGCGAGATCAGGGCGGAGGAAATGACGCGGAAGTGGAGGCGCTTCCGCGGCACCGACGACAAGAGCACCAAGAATTCGAAGCGGCCGAATCGCCGCAATCAAGACGACGCCGAAGCGGATCTGAGGCGCGGCGCGCTTGGCGAGCGTCCGCGCACCGACAAGAAGAACCGCGAGATCGAGGACAAGATCAAGGAGCTCAAGGATCTGGAGGACGATCTCCAGGTCCGCGATTGGTTCAAGACCTGCGCGGCGCAAGACGCCTATTTCGGGATCTCGCACCTTTTCATTGATCTAAATGGGGCCGATCTTGAAAACCGGCAAGATCCGGAATTGAAAACCAACATTGGGAACGGGCGCGATGTCGTCTCCAAGGATAAGCTCGTCAAGGGTTGCATCCGTGGCCTGCGCGCGATCGAGCCGATCTGGTGCTACCCGACGACATACAACGCCTCCAACCCGCTGATCCCGTCCTGGTATGATCCGCAGGTCTGGTACGTCATGGGATCCGAAATCCATAAGACGCGGCTGCTCTCCTTCATCGGGCGCCCGGTTCCGGACATCTTGAAACCGGCCTATGCCTTCGGCGGCCTTTCTATGACGCAGATGGCGCAGCCCTATGTCGACATCTGGCTGCGGACCCGCGAATCGGTGGGCGAGATCATTCACGCCTTTTCGGTGATGGTCCTGTCGACCAATATGCAGACTACGGTGATGCCCGGGGCAGGCGGCGGGGGCGGTGGGGATGTTCTCGGCCGGCTGGCGCTATTCAACATTCTCCGCGACAACCAGGGCGTCTTCGCCATCGACAAGACGAACGAGGATTTCAAGAACGTCGCGGCGCCGCTTGGCGGCCTCGACGATCTTCAGGCGCAATCTCAAGAGCACATGATGAGCGTGGGGCGGCTACCAGCGGTCAAATTCACCGGCATCCAGCCTAAGGGCCTCAACGCGACATCTGACGGCGAGATGCGCGCTTTCAACGACACGATCCACGGCGCGCAGGAGCACCTCTTCCGGCCCAATCTCCAGACCGTCACCGATATCATGCAGATCCACCTTTGGGGCAAACGCGATCCAGATATCACCTCCGAATTTCTTCCGCTGCAGGAACCGACGCCCAAGGAACTCGAAGAGATCAGGAAGCTCCGCGCCGAGACGATTCAGATCTACACCGATGCTGGAATCCTTTGGCAGGAGGAAGCCCGCGAGCATCTCATCAACGATCCAGAATCGGGCTTCGACGGGCTTGATCCGAAGGACGTGCCGAACCTGCTCGAAGAGGAGGAAGAAGGGCTGGAGCCCGAAGGCGGTCGCCCGCAGCCGCAGGCCGCAAAGGGCGAACAGGAACAGGGCGGCGCGGATGATGCCCCCCGACCGAAGAAGAAGCCGCCCGCCAAGCGCGCATAATCGCCGGGGGGGAGTAGACATTCGGCGTGGGTGGGATTATTTTCCCCACGCGGTAGCAGCCCTGGACCGTCCTCGCTTGCGGTCAAAGGCGTGCACTAGGCTGTTCGTCAAGTCGCCGAGGCGAGCCGCATTTGAACTTTAGGGAAACCGATGAGCGAAATGATCGAGCGCGTAACGAAGGCGATCGAGGCGGCGAAAATGGAATGGTCATCGGAGGACGCCAGCGCCGACCAATGGACCGCCCCGGCCGACTATCTGGCCTCTGCTGCGGTCAAAGCCATGCGCGAGCCGACCACGGCGATGACCGAAGCCGAGATTTTCAGACTGAGACAACTCTCCACGTTCCTGATCTTGGAGCGATGGCACGAACATCGCGAGCGAGCGTTGCTATGGTTCTCGCCCATAGATCAGATCTATCGATGCGTAGCCTGTGGCCCGCTATTCGGATATCCTCCTGATGAGATTTTCAGGCCTGAATATCTCGATTTTTATATTACAGAATTTGCCGGCCGGTGGTCGGTGAGCTGTGAAAATGTAATGGTCGAAATGTTTGATGAGAATCCTGCGCTGGCGCAGCGGAGGAAGGGGAACGAGTAGACATCCGCCCCGGACCATAATGTCCGCAACAAATAACGGGAATTAACCATGGTGGAATTTGGTCCGACGACTCACTACCGATGCGCGGCTTGCGGTTCTGTTTATGAACTCAAATGCGACGCCGACTGGGATGATGGCGACGCCAAGAGCGAGCTGGAACGAACCTTCCCCAGCGCGACCGTAGAGAACTGCGCTGTGGTTTGTGATCTTTGTTACAGGAATATAATTCTTGCCGAGACATCCTTCTGGTCCGTCGGCCGGGTCGATCTGGCGCAAAAGGAGCCGAAATGACAAACGGACAAAAACTATGGCTCGACTCTCACAAGCCGTACCGCGCGATCAGCAACACGCCGAGCGGCTTCCGCTGGACCAAAATGGGGATGCTGCACGCCGACGGAACTTTCGAGGCGACAATCCCCGGCAAGCGGCCGGCCGTTCGTCAAGGCTCTTTCGAGGTCGGCATCCTTGAAGAAATCTTCACGCCTGGCCGTTAGGCTTCACAACGCCGACGGCAAGGAAATCGCGCTCAAGGCGATTCGCCCAAATATCGGGATCGCAGCGGCCTATCGGCGAAAACTGTTGCTCCTCGTCAACGAGATGGCGACGTCCTATGCGCACTGGATCCGCGCGCAATATCGCCGGCAGCCGCCGGAGATGGCGCAGGACGCCTCGCCAGCGCGGGAGCTTGGCCAGGAGATCAAGAAGCTCGGCAAGCGTTGGGACCGGAGGATTAACGATCTCGCGCCTCAGCTTGCCAGCTGGTTCGCCAAGAGCGCCGGAAGCCGATCCGAGGCCGTGCTCAAGAAGATGCTGCGCGACGCCGGCTTTGCCGTGAAATTCCAGATGACGGCGGCGATGCGCGATGTCATTGATGCGACGATTGCGGAGAACGTTGCGCTGATCAAATCGATCGGGAGCGAGTATCACAGCCAAGTCGAAGGACTCGTGATGCGGTCTGTCACCGCTGGCGGCGATCTCGAACAGCTCTCGAAGGATTTGAGGCATCGGTACGGCGTGACGCGGCGCCGGGCGGAACTGATCGCCCGAGATCAGAATCGGAAGGCTACGGCGTCTCTCCGGCGCGCGCGAGAGACAGAACTTGGAATCGAAGATGGAATCTGGCTTCATTCCCACGGCGGGAACGAGCCTCGGCCGACGCACGTCAAGCAAGACGGGAAAAGGTTCAACTTGAAAACAGGATGGTTTGACACAGACCCAAAGGTGAGAAAGCACATCTTGCCCGGTGAGTTGATCAATTGCAGGTGTACGTGGAAGCCTGTGATCAAAGGGTTTTCGTGATTGTGCCGCCTCCGCTTTCTCTGACAAACGCTCGCCTTCTCGCCGCCGTCGGCTCGCCATGTCCCTATTGCGGGGCAGAGATGGCGCACACCCGCCTCGGCAACACGCCGACCTTCGACCACCTGATCCCGCGGAAGCATCGGAAAGAGCGCGGTGTCACGGTTCCGAAAATCATTTGCTGCTTCGGTTGCAATACTGACAAAGGCCAGCTTTTGCTCGAAGAATGGCTTGTGATCGTGCGCGCCCGTGGCAACGGCGACGCCAAGCGGCTTGCTACGCTCGAGGCCTTTGTTTCGGGGCATCCGGAATTCGCAACTCCGGGGGCGGCAGAGGCGTTCATCCAATCCAGGATCAAAGCGCCGCAGATCGGCCTTCCCCGGCGCGGGATGCTTCACGCGCGTGGTTTCAACCCCACGAAGGAATTCCGTTGTGCGGTGTGCCAGAGGAAATTCAAGACCATCCAAGGATTTGAGGTTCATCTCCTCGCCTTCAGACGGGAGGATTCGCACATCCTTATCGATGTTGTTGAAGTTCTGGCGGCGGGATGCGATACGGGTTAAATTGGCGATTCAGGGCCACGAATAGGAGACACCCGATGGGTATTGCCTCAGATCTACAGCGCAAGCGCCGCGCGCAGAAGGTCTTCCAGCAGAAAGCATTCCCCCCTCCCCGTGGGACTCCGCCGACGCAGGAGCAAACACGCTGGCTGCGCGACCACAAGAATTTCGTCCGGACGAGCCATCTCGGCCACCTCGCGAAATTCAGAGAGCAAGGCACGCTTCATATCGACGGGAGCTTCGTCCCTGTGTCGCCCGGCAGGCCTATCATGGACGGCGGCGGCGCCTTTGGCGTCGGGATCCCGTTCTCTCCCCGCAGGCGTCAAAGGTGACGATCTTGGCGCTTCGTGGTAAATCCTCGAAGCATGATCGGCGAGACCGTCTATAAAGAATTCCCCGGCATCCGGGGCATGCCCGTCGGCTGGACGTGGTTGAGGCCGGATAGCCTCGGCGTTTCCGAGGAAGAAGGCGAGGCCCTTCAGGCTGGCTCACTTCCTATTGACCGAGCCGTCGAGATCGGGGATTTGGTCAAGGCGGCCTCGCGGAATCTTCTCGAACTCTTTTCCCCCAGCCGAGGACTGCACTGATGCCCGGCGCGGCTCTCGCCCCGAACGCGGGCATCCCATTCGGCGCGGGGAAGCGTCCCCCGCGCGCGGCGCGCGCCGCTGATCGGTTGGCGGCGGGCGTGCTCTTCGTTACCCCGGACGGCGACGGTCTCTTCATCAAGCGCAAGGGGGCTGATCACGCCGGCAAATGGAGCATCCCGGCGGGCCATGTCGAAGATGGAGAAGATTTCGCTACTGCCGCGCGGCGCGAATCAGCCGAGGAAGTCGGCCGCGTCCCGAACGACATCAGGCCACTTCACCGCGGCAAGAGCGACCGAATCGATTTCGCGACATTCCAGCACGATGTCAGGGATCGCTTCGACCCGAAGCTCAACGACGAAAGCGAAGAATATGTCTGGGCGCCGATCAAAGACCCGCCGCAGCCGCTGCATCCCGGTCTCGCCAAGGTACTCGCCGAGTTCTTTAAGGAAGAAGCGGAAGAGCCCGAACACGAGCACGCTGGCGCGGCGCGGGAACTAGAGGGCGAATTCGAGCGCGAGGCCGAGGCAAGCGATTCGCTCCCTGAGTGCTTGGCTGGCGATTCGCTCCTCGCCTTCGACAAGGAGTCCGTTCGCAGCTTTGACCAGGACGGTCGGATGAAGGTTGATGTCTCCAATATCTCGAAGGCGCAGATCCGGCCGTACAAGGGTTCAGAGATTCCAGGCTGGGAAGATCTGGGGCTAGACAAAGACAAAATCTACAAGATGCTCTGCCCGCCCGAGGAACTTGAAAAAGCGGCCGAGACCTTCAACGGCGTCCAGATCCTTCAGCAGCATGTTCCCGTCGACGCCGACGATCATAGGGCGTGGGACATTGTTGGCACGACCGGCAGCGAGGCGCGCTTCGAGGCGCCCTACCTCAAGAACAGCCTGTTCATTTGGGCTCAGAAGGGGATCGACTTTATCGAATCGGAGAAGCAACGCGAGCTCTCGTGCGGATATCATTACGATCCAGAAATCGTCAGCGGAAGTTTTGAAGGCGAAAAATATGACGGGATCATGAGAAATATCCGGGGCAATCATCTGGCATTGGTAGCGGAAGGGAGGGCCGGCTCTGATGTAATGGTCGCTGATAGCGTCGAGGAATTGCAGTGGCAGGCGATCGAAGAAGCGCTTCTGGACCTCGTTCAATGAACGAAGTAATAGACGTCCGCGAGATACGCAAATCGTTCGGATTGACTCAGGCGCAGTTCGCAGATCGATTTGGGTTCAATTTGGGAACACTTCGGCACTGGGAACAAGGAAGCCGAACCCCCGACAGGGCCGCCTCTGTTTTGCTCGCGGTCGTTGCCAAACATCCCGATATCGTCCTTGCGATGCGCGCTGAAATGATGCCCGCTTGAGATGAGCCATCGCTAGACTATAATTTTGCGCGGAAATGGTGCATTTATCATTGCCTTATGACGACACGTCGAAAAAATGGGCGAAGCCTCGGTGCGGAACTCCGCAAAAAGTTTTCAAGCCCTCGCGAAGCGCTCGCCGCTCTCGGCCTCGACCAGTCGTTGCTCGACATTCCCCGGAAGCTGGCATTCGACGGAGCCAACGCCATGAAGCCGACCATCCTCGAATATTTGGCTGTGACGCGCGCCGCGCGAGCCTTGAATCCGACGCTGGCGACGGACGTCAAGATCGAATACGGCCCGATCTTCAAGGGTCTGACGAGTCAGAATTTCAAGGCACGCAAGCCCACCATCGTCTCCGACGTGAAGCGCGCGCTCGATGGCAAGATCCGCAAGACGCTCGCCATGGACGCTCCGATGGAGCACCTCGCCCATCTCCTTACCGAGATGGAGAACGTCAAAGAGCCGAAATCGCTCGATGCCTCGGTTTCCGAAGAGCAGCACAAGGCGATGGAAGCGGCTGCGCACGGCAAGTCGAACCTCGGCATCCCGAAGGAAGTCGGCAAGGAATTCGTGGAGAAGGACGCGGCCGGGAGCTTCGACCGCAAAACATTCGATGCCTGGATGAAGGGCAAAGGGGCGAGCGAAGATTCAATCACGCGCGTCCATGACATGATTCGTGACGAACTCCCCGAAAATGCTCTCGACGAGTGGGAAGACGACGAAGACGAGACGCCCGCAGAGCGTGCCGAAGATACGAGCGCCGAAGCCGAGGGCGAGACCGAGGAAGAAAAAGAAAAGCGCGAGCGCGAGAAGGCCGCCAAAGATCGCCGCACTGCCAAAGATCGCGAACGGGAAGCCGAAGATCGCCGGCGCGCCGCGAAAGACCGGAAGGGCGCCATGGACAAATTCATCACCGTTGACGCGGCCGAGACGATTGCGCGCAGCGCCGTCAACGCCGAGCGCAAGCGGCAAGTCGAAAATACCGAGGCGCGGAACTTCTGCCGTCGCTACGCCGGCGAACTTTCGATGGCCCTCGACAGCGCGGAAGACATCTATCGCGCCACGGCTAGGATCTGCGGCATCGAAGAGGCCGATCAGATCAAGGAGCCGATCGCTCTGCGCGCGCTCATCAAGGCATGCGCGCCAGCGGGCGCGCGCCCCGGCAATGGCGGCGGCTTGACGCACGACGAGGCCATTGCGGGCGTCGGCGACACACTCTCCCGCTTCCCCGGCATGGGCCGGATCGGCAACGCCTGAACGGCGAATTTGAGGTAAGATATCGGCGATGAGCCAAAGCGACTTCTACGTCTACCTTTACTTCCGTCTCGACGGCACGCCTTGCTATGTCGGGAAGGGAAAAGGTGCGCGTTGGCTTCATCGGGGGAAATGGGGCCGCAACAAGCATTTTCTGAATTTGTGCGCCCAAGCCAAGGCCATAGGCAAGGACTTGCCAGTCGTCAAGATCGCAGAAAACATCACCGATTCCGATGCTTTGGAATTGGAGAAGATTCTCATTTCTGCCATCGGGCGCGTGGCGAATGGCGGCCCATTGGTAAATCTGACTGACGGTGGAGACGGCGCCAGCGGTTATCGTTATACGGCCGCGCAGCGCGAGGCTCACGGAGCTAGGCGGCGCTGTCGAAAACACCCTCCTGAGTGGCGCGCCGCGATCAGCGCGGCCATGAAAGGCCGCAAACTGAGCTCCGAACATCGGGCGGCTCTCTCGGCCTCTAAGCGCGGTCTGAAGATAGAATTCGGCTGGTGGTCTACGGAAGAAGGCCGCGCGAAGCAGCGCGCCAACAATCACGGTCGCGGGCATAAGATCCACTCGGAAGAGACCAAAGCAAAAATCAGGCTCGCCCGCTCAGGGCAGACAAATTTTGGCGGTCAATTCCAAAAAGGCAATCAGCCGAACCCTGAGATCCGCGCCAAATTGAGTGCCGCAGTTACGGCTTCATGGTCACGGCGCGATGCCGCTCGCCTTTCCCAAGAAGGAGCACTCTGATGCCATCCGGCTACCAGACACAAATTTTTAATCAGCCTGCACAGGGCGTTGCTGGCGACCGCGCTTCGCAGAACCCGATGGCGACATTCGATGCCGGTCCAGGCGGTCTCGTCGCCGATGTCGGCGGTGTCACGGTTGGTAATTTCGCGTGGGTGATCCCCCCGACCGATCCGAACGGCACCGGCCAGATCGCGACGCAGGCCAACGGCGGCGGCAATGTGGCCGGCCTCCTCTACAACGACACTGAGGCGCTCAACACCTTCTTCCTGTCGGATGGCTCCATGGTCATCCCACAAGGCCTGCCGGTTTCGCTCGCAACGTGGGGCGATTTCTGGGTCCTAAACGGGGGGACGACCTTCGCCGAAGTCGGCATGAAGGCCTATGCGGGCTTTGGCACCGGCGTGCCGAGCTTCGCCGCAACTGGCTCCCCGACGACCGCAGCTGTCGCCACCGGATCGACCATCGCGGCGGAGACGTTCTCTGTCACCGGGTCGATCAATGGCGTCATTCTTACGGTCAGCGCAGTCGGCTCCGGTACGGTCTATCCCGGCGCGACGATCTCGGGCACGGGGATCGCGACGGGAACCAAAATCGCCTCCCAGCTTTCCGGCACGGCCGGCGGGGCCGGGACATATCTCCTCAACATCGATCAGGGAACTGTGGCTTCGACGACCGTCTCCGGCACCTACGGGTTGCTGACGGTCGGCACGCTGACCAGCACGCCGGTCTTTGCCGTCGGCCAGACGCTTGTCGTCAGCGGCGCGGTCGTTGCCGGCACCCAAGTCACGCATCTGATCAGCGGCAGCGGCGGGACTGGCTCGACGTTTGTCGTCAACAACAACACGGTGGTCTCGTCGCAATCGATTTCGTCCGTCGGCAACGTCGAAACGAAGTGGGTGGCGGCTTCCTCGGGCGCGCCCGGCGCGCTGATCAAGATCACGAGCTGGGTCGGCACCCAGGGCTAAGATTGACAGGCGGCTTTATGGCCGCCGCGTCACACGAAGGAGAGAGAGATGCCAGAGGGACTCAGCTTCAGGTCGGTCGATGAAGCTCGCGCTGCCTTCCGTCAGGATCGCGAGATGCTCGCCGCCAAAGGCGTCATCCTTCCGGGGACAATGCAGCGCTATCTCACCGAGCATGAGAAGCAAAGCGGCGTCCTCGCCTTCGACGGCGCGCTCGGCTTCGATGCCGTCACCGGCTATCAGAGCGGCATGAGCGGGCTTCCCGGCCCCCTCTCGACCGATCCGAACGCCGCCCTACCGTGGATGCTGACCTCGGCGATCGATCCGGAGATCATCCGCGTCATCTTCTCGCCGCTGGAATTCGCTGAAATCCTTGGCGAACGCAAAGCCGGCGTGTGGACGGAGCAGACGCGCTTCTTCCCGATTGTTGAGGGCACCGGCGAAGTCTCGTCCTATGACGACTACAACAACAACGGCCGCGCCGGGGCGAACTTCAACTATCCGCAGCTCCAGAGCTATCTTTACCAGACCATCATCCAATACGGCGAACTTCAGATCGACCGCGCCGGCTTGGCGAAGATCAATTGGGTTTCGGAGCTTGGCCTCGCTGCGGCGGATCTGCTCAACCGCTTCCAGAACCTTTCCTATGCCTTCGGCGTCCAAGGCCTGCAGAATTACGGGCTGCTCAACAGCCCCTACATCTCGGCGGCGCTGACGCCGGCGCAGAAAGCTTGGGGCGGGACATCGTGGTTTGACAACGGCTCCCCGGCCGCGACGGCGAATGAGGTCTACAACGACATCATTGCGATGGTGAATCAGCTCGTCGCGCAGACCAACGGCGCGCTCGATATCAACTCTCCGATGACGCTCGTCATGTCGCCGCAGAGCCAGATCGCGATGACCTTCGCCAACAGCTTCGGCGCTTTCGTCAAGGCATTCTTGAAGGAAGGCTACCCGAACCTGAAGGTCAAGACGGCGCCGCAGTACGGCGCCCAGACGACCAATAACCCGCAGGGCTACTCGACGGCGGGCAACTACGTTCAGCTCATCGCCGACCAGATCCAGCGCCAGACCGTCGCCTATTGCGCCTATAATGAGAAGCTCCGCATGCACAAGATCGTGCCGGAACTCTCGTCCTGGAAGCAGAAGCAGACGAGCGGAACGTGGGGCGCTGTTATTCGCAGCCCCGTCGCGATCGCGAGCATGCTCGGCGTCTGATCTAGGGCGTTGCGCCGTCGCACGCTTAAATGACGCTGGGTGCGGTGGTCGCCGCCGATTGATTTACTTTAACCCTTGGAGAAAAACGATGCTGCCTCGCAAGCCTTCCAGATCGACTTCGGCCGATGAGCTTGAGACCGACGCCGCCGCTGCGGAAGAAAAGGCGGCGCCTGTCGTTCAGCGCCGACCTGTCTCGCAGAAGAGCGGGCGCACCGTGACTGTGGCCTGCAAGATCCCCCCTGGCTTGGTCCTCCAGCTTCAGCGGCCGTTGGAGAAATACGAGGACACCCGCGAAGGCCCGCAACCGCGGACGTATTGGGTGAAATATGGCCCGATCCACGTCGTCAAGGGGCCGGCTTATCCATGCGGCACCGTCCCGAAGGGCTTTCCCAAGCCGCCGATCATCGAAGGCGGCTATGCGCTGACGCCCGGCATCCCGGCTGACTTTTGGGAGCAATGGGCGGAGCAGAACAAGAATGCCGACTTCTTCCATCCGGCCAACGGCGCCGATCACGGAGCGATCTTCGCCTATCCCGATATGGAAGACGTTGTTGCGGCAGCCGCCGAGCAGGAAGGATGCCTTACCGGTCTCGAGCCCCTTTCGACCGACGAGGACTCGCAAGGGCGTTTGACGGATCGTCGGCTCCCGCGGCCGGCGAACATGGCGCTCACCAAGATCAGCCCCGATACTGATCGGATGAATCAGCGCGGGTGAAGGCAACGCATCGGTGACCGAGAGCAACCCACCAGTCGTTTTCAGCGATGAGACCTGGGTGGGGACATACCCGGAGTTTTCTCCGCTGACGCCTCAGCAGGGGCAGGCTTATTTCAATCGGTCGTGCCTTCAATTCGCCAACTCCCGCGACAACCCGGCATTTTCTCCATGCGGCAACGAGTTGATGGAGAACCTTTTCTATCTGCTGACATCGCATATCGCGTGGCTCTATTGCCCGAAGGACGCCAACGGCAACCCCTCGGCGACCGGCACGCTCAACCGCCTCGTCGGCCGTGTGTCCGGCGCGACCGAAGGTTCGGTCAATGTGCAGCTCGCCTATGAGAACAGCGGTTCGCCGAACGAAGCCTATTATGCGCAGACGCCGTATGGGCTAGAGTTCTGGAATGCGACGGCCAATTTCCGCACCGCGCGCTATCTCGCCCGGCCTACGGTCGTCATCAATGGCGTGTTCCCAGGCGTGTGGAATCGCGGTGGGTTCTATCGCCGGTAAGAAATCTGTGGAAAACTTTTGCCAATCCACAGGAATTTTGATGAGGAGAAAAGGTCATGGACATCGATGAAATCGGGCGCCGTCTGACGGCGTTGGAAGAGAGGGTGGTTCGCTTGGAGGGGTGGCAAACGGTCGGACCCGTAGCCCTTGTCGGCACTCATCCAGCGATCGATCGCAGGAACGCAGCGCACCAGCAAATCTACGACAAGGATTTCGACGGCGCGGCTTCGACCCTCAATCTACCGATCGCCAAAGGCGAAAGCGCGGAGAGCCATCAGCGTCGGCTGCACGCCGAAGTCTACGGCGCCAAGGCTGCCGATGCCGAGCGTCCGCGGGCAAAGGGTGACGACAAGACGAAGCCAGGGGCAGATCGAGGCGATCCCGATACCAGACGCGAACCCTCACCGCGCGAAGGTCTCGGTCCAGGAAGTGCCGACCCCATGATGGAGAGACCGCAAGCCATCGGCTCCGAAACCGTCCATGAGGAACGCGTGCGGACGAGCGTCATTGATCCGCTGCCGGCAGCGCAGCCGCTCTATCCAGCAGCCCCGGTCGTCGAAGCCAAAGTATGACGGCTTGATGATTCTGATCGGCGGTTCTTTGGAGCCGCCGATTTTGCTTGAGGCGAGAGATGGCGACCATCAGCGGCGGCGAGCGCCTGGAAGCGGCTCTGCGGAAATTGTCCGATAAGGTCTCCACTCCAGGAACGTTGCGAGTCGGATTTCTGGAAGGGGCTCGTTATCCAAACGGAACTCCGGTTGCCATGGTCGCTGCGATTCAGGAATACGGCGCGCCGAGCAGGAAAATTCCGCCGCGGCCGTTCTTCCGCAACATGATCGCGGACAAGAGCCCGGAATGGCCTAGCGCCATCGGAGCGAATCTGGTCGCGACCAATTATGACACCGGCCGAACGCTCGACCTCGCCGGCGCGGCGATAGCGGGGCAGTTGCGCGAGTCGATCATAAAGATGAACTCGCCGCCATTAAGCCCCGTCACCCTGATGCTGCGGATGATGAAGAAGAACGATCCCGATCTGGTCGTCACCGGGAGGACGGTCGGCGAGGCCGCGCGCCGCGTCGCGGCGGGCGAAACCGCCTCTGGCGTCTCGACGAAGGTTTTGGTCGATACCGGTTTCATGTTAGACAGGATCGATTTCGAAGTTAAGAGTTCTTGAAGGAGGACGAGATGAAAAAGCTACATAGCAGGTTCGGGTTGATCTCGGGTTTGGGGTTGCTGATCTCCGCGCTACCGGCTTTTGCGGCGCCATCGACCGTCAACGATCAGATTCCTGCACCGGTCCCTTCCGCCTCGAACACCACCTTGGGTTCGGAGGTCCTTCTCCAGAGCTATTCGGTGGGCGGCGGCACTCTCTATCAGAGTTGTTTCCGGGGTTCTGGCGGTCAGGGCGCGGGCGGCAACGGCGGCATTCCTCTGGATTGTTCTGGCCTCGCCTTCGTCCCGACGAACCTTTCCGGTTCCTTCACCCGTTACATTTCGTTGGCCGATGCTCGGGAAGACAGCGGGCTTCCGCCGACATCGGCAACCGGATCTGCGACGGCTTTCGGCGTTGCTAGGACGGCTGGCGCATCTTACTCTCTCGTCGGTGCCGCTACCTCGGCCAGTGCGGTCACGACCAAGGCGATGTGGGAAACCAATGTCGCCTCGACTTACCAAAGCGGAACGGCGATCCCGATTGTGGTCAACGGAAATTATACCGGAAGCGGCACCGTTACGGCGGCGTCGACCACTTTTTCTGTCGCAGCTTATACAGAGGTGGGCGGCGTCGAGACGGCGATCTCGGGGGTAACCGCAGCGCAGCAATTCACCGGCACGCCGGCCAATTACACCTTCAACATTCCGTCGACCGCAGGACTCGTCCCCGGCCAGCATATCGCCATCGAAGTCACAATGCTGGTCACGACCTCGGCCAATGCAGCGACCGGGCAGATCAACGCCATCGGCGTCACAGACTAAGCCTTTGATGGCTCCAGCGGCGCGGCGCGCGCGGGAGGCGGCGATTGAATCTTCATCAAGTCGCCTCCCAGATTGTCGGGGCAATAAATCCGAATCAGGTCGTCGCAGTTCGCAGCAGCATCGGGCCGCTGATCTTGGCAGATGGAAAAGAGGTTCCGAAATACGCGACGCCTGGGGCGATCACGGCGAGCATCGGCGGGGCTTTCACCGCCTCGGTTCCAGATCCGACCAATCCGACCACTCTCGTCGTTTCCGCCGTTCTGACCGGCTCTCTTCGGCCCGGCGATGCCGTCTCGGGAACCGACGGCACGAACGCGCTCCCGGTGGGCGCGACGATCATCAAGCAGCTTTCCGGGACGCCCGGCGCGGCCGGTAGCTATCAGCTCAGCGCCGGGCCGACGACTGGCGCCCTTGAGGCTTGCGAGGTCACCTCAGCCAGTACGGTGCTCAATGTCTCGGTCGTGGCCAGCGGTGTCCTTCAGCCGGCTCAGACGCTCTCCGATATGACTTCGGCTTTGACCTCCGGCACGATGATCACGTCGCAAATCTCCGGGCTACCCGGCGGCGCTGGGCTCTATCAATTGAGCGATCAACAAACCGTCGCCAGCGAATCGATGCAGACGTCGATGTCTATCGTCGCGCAGGTCCAAGCGCTGACCGGCGGCGATCTCCGCCACATGGATGCCCTTAACCTTCAAGGCTCGCACCGGTCGCTCTATTTCAGCGCCAATGTCCGCGGCGCGGTGCGTGTCTCATTGCGCGGCGGCGATCTCGTCACGATGCCGGATGGTTCAACTTGGTTGGTGACGCAAGTCGCAGAGCCGTTCTACCACACGGCCGGTTGGCAAAAGGTGATCGTTACTTTGCAGGCAGGGAGCTGAGATATGTTCAAGACCAAGTTCAAATTTGCGGTCGCGCTGATCGCGGCGCTTGCGCCAACCATTGCGCTCGCTCAAGGGACGGTTCCAGGGCAATACATGGTCCCGCTCGGCTATTGCCGGCTTACGGCTACAACGCTCGAATCGGCGACGCCGCTTTCCTCGTGCAGCGGAGGAATCCCCGCGGGCGCCAGCATGGCGGCTATTCAAGCCGAGACGGCCGCTGTCCGCTATCGGGACGACGGCACGGCGCCGACGGCCTCGGTCGGGATGGAGATCGTCAGCGGCGCGAATCCTATGCTCTACACCGGGACGCTATCCGAGCTTCAATTCATCGCCGCGAGCGGATCGCCTCTCCTCGATGTAGTTTTCTACCGGCAGTGAAATGGCCTCGATCTCGCCGACTCAATCGAACGCGCAAGCCGCTCTCCGGGCATTCATCCTCGGTATCCTGCCGGCTTTGCCCGGCGGCGGAGGCCCAGCCGTTTTCTCCGGCTCGATCGAGGGCTCAGCCCTCACGGTGACCGAGGTAATGCTCGGGGCGATCCTAGCGGGCGCGCCGGTGCTCGGCGCCGCGCCGGGAACGCTCATTGTCGAGCAGACCGAGGGACCCGCAGGCGGGATCGGCACCTACACGGTATCCATTTCTCAGATCATCGGCTCGCCCCCGAGCGGGGCAAATATGGCGACGGGCGTCACCGTGATCGCCGGCCAGCAGAACCGCGCCGCAGAGCCGGTCAATCCATGGTTCGTCGTCATGACGCCGATCTCATTCAGGCGGCTCTCGACCAACGTCGACGAGGCTCAGGACTGCAAGTTCGTCGCCTCGATCGCCGATACCGAGATGACGGTGACCGAACTCGATGATGGCGCTCTCGCCGTTGGAAACCAAATCTTTGGGCCTGGCGTCGCGGCGGGCACCCGCGTGGCGGCCTTCGACAGCGGAAGCGGCGGAATCGGAACCTATGATGTCGCCCCGCCTCAGACCGTCGCCAGCGAGATCATGTCGGCCGGCACGAAGACGATGACGCAGAATGTCCAGGTCACCATTCAGTGCGATTTCCACTCCCCCGACTTCATCGCTGGCGATTTCGCGCAGACTGTAAGCACGGCACTTCGAGACGAGTTCGGTGTCAATTTCTTCGCTGGCCTTGCCGCGCCCCTCAACGGCGTCGTTCCGCTTTATGGCGATGATCCGAAGCAGACGCCATTTGTGAACGCGGAAAATGCTTATGAATGGCGGTGGGTCTTGGACGTCGAGCTTGAGGTCGAGCAGGTGGTCACGGTCCCGCAGCTTTATGCCGATTCCGTCATCCCGACTCTCTTTTCCGTCGAAGCAGAGTTCCCGCCTTCCTGAAGGGGACAGCGCGACAGGCATAATTGTGGAATCCGGCGCGCCGTGTTAATCCTTAGCGGCGCAGAAGCGCGAGGAGGGCCTGACGTTGACGACAATTCCGGCCAGCACAATCGTAAACGTCGTTCCGAGCGTCATCGGAGCTGGCGGGACCGGCCTCAACGGCACCGGCCTGATGTTGTCCTACAACTCGCGCATCCCCAGCGGGACCATACTCAGCTTTCAAGATGATCTAGCCGTCGAAGATTATTTCGGCGTCGGTTCCTTCGAAGCTGCGGAAGCCGCCGACTATTTCGCTGGGTTCAACGGTGCAACGATATCGCCCAGCACATTGATGATGGCGCGGTTCAATCAGATCAGTATTCCCGCTTTCCTCCGCGGCGGTGATATCGCAGGGCTCACCCTCGCGCAGCTTCAATCGATCTCCGGCTCTCTCGACATTCTCATCGATGGGGTTGCGCACAATGCGGCCTCGGTGAATCTCAGCGCCGTGACGAGCTTCTCGAATGCAGCGGCGACCATCGCAACCGCGCTCAACGGTTCGCTCGCCAATCTCTTCACTGGAACCGGCGCCATCGCGGCGGAAACCGCAGATTTCACTGCATCGATCGCCGGCCTCACCATGACGGTTACGACTGTTGCCTCCGGTAAGATTGTCGAGGGCGGCGCCCTCGCTGGAAGCGGCGTGACTTCGGGAACGCTCGTCGGCGCACAGCTCAGCGGGACGCCTGGCGGAATCGGAATCTATGCGGTCTCGATCTCTCAGATCGTGGCTTCCGAGGCCCTCACGGAGACCTATGGCGAGCTTACCGTCACAGCGGTCTCTAGCGGCGCCCTCGCCGTTGGCCAGACGCTCGGCGGGGCAACCGTCGAGGCGGGAACCATCATCACAGCCCTCGGGACAGGAACGGGTGGGGATGGCACATATTTCGTCAATCTGACGCAGACCATCGCCAGCGAAGCGATCACGTCGACGGGCACGGCGGCAACGGTCGCCTTCGATTCTGTCAGCGGCGCCTTCGTCACCACGTCGGGCATCGTCGGCGCGGCTTCGACGATGGCTTATGCCACCGGCACTGCGGCCGCAGCTTTGATGCTGACCTCGGCGACGGGCGCTGTCATTTCGCAGGGCGCGGAGGCTCAGTCGCCCTCGACCTTCATGTCCGCGTTGATCATCCAGAATTCGTCCTGGGTCAATTTCATGACCCTTATGGATCCGGACCACGGAAGCGGGAACGCCATCAAGCAGGAATTCGCAGCTTGGAAAGATACCGCGCTCGGCGGGAATCGGTTCGGTTATTTCTGCTGGGATCCGGACGATTCGCCGGCGACGCAATCCGATGCAGCGGCGAGCCTTGGCCAAATTCTCAAAGCGAACGGCGATTCCGGCACGCTTCTCATCTGGGAAGGGGGCCAAACGGAGGATAGCGGCCTTTGTGCTTTCGCTCTCGGCTGGGCGGCGTCGGTCAATTACGCTCAGACCAATGGCCGCGCGACGCTCGACTTCCGCGCGCAGGCCGGGATCGTCGCCAACGTCACCGATCCGCTGACCTCGGGAAATCTCGATTCCAACGGCTACAATTATTACGCCGCCATAGGTGCCGGGAACGCAAATTTCATCTGGTTTCAAACCGGCCAGATCACCGGCGAATATGCGTGGGCCGACAGTTACCAGACACAGATCTGGCTCAACAGTTTTTTCACCGTCCAGCTTCTGACGCTATTCCAGAACGTGCTCCGAGTGCCGTTCTCCTCTGCGGGCATCACGCTCATCGAAGAGACCTGCCAGACAGTCATTCAGCAAGGGCTCGCCTTCGGCGCCTTCGGTCCCGACACGCTGACGCCCGGCCAAATCGCCGAGATCAACAATCAAGCCGGCGCGAACGTCGCCTCAGTGCTTCAAAGCCAGGGCTATTACCTTCAGGTCCTATTGCCGGAGCAGGAAATCCAGGCCGCGCGCGGCCCATGGCCGATAACATTTTGGTACATCGACCAAGGGGCAGTCCAGAAGATCGACATGTCGTCGATCGCGGTGCAATGACGGAATCCGAACGATGTCTCTGACCGGCGCCAACTCAGCCATTGCGATCACGCAAGCCGTTCTGTTCCCGACCGCTCAGAGCCTTCAAGGTTTCGCGGCGGATGACGTCACCGACATGGATCCTGTCGAGATCGTCGAATATCTGATGGGCGTAGATGGCGTTCTCTCGGCTGGCTTCACTTGGAAGCCGCGCCTGCAGAAGATCAGGCTGCAGGCAGATTCGGCATCGAATCTCGTCTTCGACACGATCAACAATCAGTCGCAGGCCGTCCAGGACGTCTATGCGCTCTCCGCGACGATCCTGCTCCCCGCGATCGGCTTGAAGTTCACCTGCTCGAACGGATTTCTAAGGAACTACAAGCCGATGCCGGCGGTCAAGCGCCTTATCCAGCCGCGCGATTACGAGATCGTCTGGAACTCGGTCATCCCGGCGCTGACCGGCTGATGGTCGGATCGTCCCAAGGATCGCCGTGCCGCTGGTGCGGGGAAGAGCACGGACCTCTTTGTCCGTGGATCAAGGCCTTGGAGTTCGATGCCGGCGGCAATGTCATCCGGGCTGAATTCGTCACAGCGGCCGATTTTCCCCGCGCGGCGCCAGATGGTGAGAAATCTTCCGACGTGCCGAATTACGAAACCTTCAAACCGACGGGAGTTCGCAGGTGAGAAGCAGCGAGATCGTCGTCGTGCCGCCTTGGGGCAAGCGCGATGCCGGGAAGCATTTTCTGATCACGGAATGGCCGGCGGCGCGGGCGGAGAAATGGGCTGTGGCGGCGCTGTTGGCTTTCAACCGCGGCGGTGGTCGGTTCCCGATCGAGATGACCGCGGGGATGGGAATGCGCGGCATCGCGGTCCTCGGCCTCGAGACCTTCCTCCGTGGCCAGATGAAGCCCGAGGAAGTTCAGCCGATCCTCGACGATTTGCTGGACTGCGTTAAGATCGTTCGTGACAAGACGGCGCGAGACAAGGTCACGGGGAAGCCTGTGGCGACCGATATCGTCAGCGACGACGACATCCAAGAGGTCCAGACCAGAATGTGGTTGCGCTCGGAGGTCTTGCGCGTTCATACGGGTTTTTCGGTCGGCGACGCTCTCTCCAGCTTGATCAATTTGATTTTGACGGAGCAGCGGGCCTCGCCGGATACGAAAACGTCTCCGATCTGATCGCGATCCTGTTGTCGGCTGATCGGCCCTCGGTAACGCTGCGCGAGCTCCAGACAGTTTATGGGCTGGAGGATGCCTATGACCTCCTTGAGATAAGGCTCGTCAACGCGCACAATGAGCGCATCATCGCCGAGCGCGAACGCCGCGATCGGGAAAGGAATCGCTGATGGCTGGTGCGGTCATAGACAGTATGGTGCTCGAACTCGGCTTGGATGCTTCAAAGTTTTCCGAAGGCCAGCAAGAAGCGATCACGAAGCTCCACGACTTCGAGACACAATCGCGTCGTTCCGGCGGTGTGATCGAAGATCAGGGCAGGCGCGTTCTTGACGTATTCCAGGCCTTCCGTCGCGAGGCGATCGTCGGACTTGGCGTATTCTTCGGCGGCAAGGAAACGCTCGACGCGATCAATCATATTATGACGATGGATGCTGCGACAGGACGTCTGGCGCGGACGATGGACGTGAGCATCAAGGATCTTTCCGCTTGGCAGGGCGGAATTCAGGCGGTCGGAGGATCAGCGGAATCGGCGAATGCTGCCATCTCAGGATTGAGCGATGCGCTCGGGCAATTTGCTCTGACCAAGCAACCCCAGGAATGGATGCTATGGGCTAGGCGCGCTGGCGTGAACGTGTTCGATCAAAGTGGTCATGTCAAAGACAGCATAGAGCTTTTGAAAGAACTGGGGGACGCCGTTCAAGGCATGAATGCGCGCGAGCAAACGGCGTTGCTGGAGAAAATCCCCGGCATGAATCGGGACATGATCAACTTCTTGATAACGAACCGCCAGCGCCGCGACGAACTTCTTGCTGATTTCGCAGCTACGGCTCCAACGCCTGCCGAGGAAGCGGCCGCCGAAGCATACGCAGCAAAGCTAACGGAACTCGACCGGTCTGCTACGAACCTTAGTCGGTCGCTGGTTTATGCTCTTGGCCCCGCGCTGACGACGATTATGGACGCGATGACTAATTTCTTGGGGATTGCCGCAACCCCTCTTCCGAAAGGCGGCTTCTGGTACGATTTAGTCTACGCGCTCGATCCAGGTATCGCCGACCGGATCTTCGGAGTCCCGAAAGATTCAGATATGGCGACAGGGGCAGGGAGCACCGCTGCCGCGCCAGCACCGGCCGCTGGCGGAAGCGGCGCCGGGGCGACGCGTGGAGACCGCAACAACAACCCGGGGAACATCGTCTACGGACCATGGGCGGCCGCGCACGGGGCAAGCGGTAGCGACGGGCACTTCGCCATCTTCCCTACGCTGGAAGTCGGCCAAAGCGCAATGGATGCCCTTCTGGCTTCTGGGTCGTATTCCGGGTTGACGCTCTCTCAGTTGCAACAGAAATGGGTAGGTAACGCCGATCCTAATTATCTCGGTGGCCTAGAATCAGCGACAGGCCTCGCCGGCGGCGACGTTCCTAATCTTTCCGATCCATCGGTTCGGTCCGCAATAGAGCGCGGAATATCGCGAGGCGAAGGAACGCATATCGTGAGCGCTGCTGCTTTGGCTTCCGGGGTATCCCGGTCTATGCCAGCGGCGGCCGCCCACGGGAGCACGGGTAATCCAGTCACCGTCACCGTTGGGAATGTCTACATCAACGCGCCGCAGGCGAAGGATTCGCCGAGCGCTGCGGCAGAGGTCGGCCCGGCCCTTCAGAGAAGCATCAAAGCCTCTGCCGCCAATTACAGCCAGCAATAGGGGAGAGGCATGTCTTTCGTCGATCTGCTGACCTCCGACGCCGAAGACCTCGGGCTTGATTCCCTCTCACCCGGATCGGGATGGGGGATTTATCTCAACGGCTCGCCGGTGCTTCAGCCCGCATCGCCTTTTTCGAGCCCTATGTCTCCGCTGCTCTCGATTGCTTCGTCATTGGCGGCTTTGGTCGGGGTTCCAAATATTGTCCCCGCAACAGCCTCGACCATCGATTTCGAATACGGCCAGGACTGGCCGATTTCGAACTATCCGCAGGAACAGGGTGCCTTTCAATCATACAACAAGGTGACGCTACCTTTCGACGTCAAGGTTCATGTGGCATCAGGTGGCAGCCCTTCGGCTCGACAGGCCTTCCTCTCGACATGTCTTGCGATCGCAAATTCGCTTTCGCTGTTTGATGTCGTCACCCCGGAGATGACATTCACCAGCGTGTGTTGCTCACACATCGATTGGCGACGCTCTGCGGATCGAGGCCAGACGCTCATCGTCGTCGATCTCTGGTTTCAGCTCATCAGCGTTTCGTCCTCGACAGGCTTCTCCAACACTCAGCAGCCCGGCGAATCCAGTCAGCAGGCTCTCGGAAGTGTTCAAGCCCAGCAGCCGAGCACGAGCGTCACAAATTCAATTTCTGTCGGCGGAGTCGGCGGAAGTTCAATCTCCACGATTCCGGGAAGTTGAAAAATGCTGACCATCCCGCTCCAAGCAATTCCGAATCAAACTCTGCAATGCCAGGTTAATGGGCAGAATTGCACGATCACGATCCAGCAATATGCCTATGGTCTTTTCTTCTCGCTTCAGGTCGGAACGGAATTGATCGTCAGCAGCGTCCCGTGCCTTAACCTCGTCTTCCTAGTGAGATTCGCCTATCTCGGCTTCATAGGAGATTTCGTCTTCGTCGACACGCAGGGAACCAGCAATCCGATCTATACTGCCCTGGGATCCCGCTGTCAGCTTGTCTATCTGACGCCTGCCGAGGTCGCGGAATATGCCGCCGTCGCAGCGGCGGCCTGAATGGGGCGCACATGACTTTCAGCTCAAAGCTCATCTCCATCCAGGTCCAACTGGCGCAAGGTTCCAACACGAGCCAGCCGAACACATTTGCCGAGAGCGGAACCGATACGACGATGCTTTCCGGATCGCGGACACAAGTCAGGATTGAGAACGCCAGCGCGCCGGGAATAAGCATCGCGCATGTCAAGATTTGGGGCTTGACCCCGAGCTTGATGAACCAACTTTCCGCGCTCGGAATCGCCTTCAATCAAGTGCCTGGGAATTTCATTACTATCACGGCCGGAGATGCGGTTTCTGGAATGTCCACGGTCTTTTCAGGGGTGATCCTGAACGCATACGGCGATTATCAGAACCAGCCCGACGTCCCGTTCTTGATCGAAGCGAATTCCACTCTAAGCCAAGCCGTCGGCGTCGCACAGGCTCCTTCGAGCTTTCCGGGGACGCAAAGCGCCGCAAACATCATGGCCGGGATCGCTGGCCAGATGGGGCTGACGTTCGAGAACAACGGCGTCACCGCTCAACTCAGCAATGTTTATTTGAGCGGCTCTTTGGCGACGCAAGCCGACAGGCTCGCAGATATGGCAAATTTCAAATGGGGGGTTTTCGGGAAAACGCTCGCCATCTGGCCACTCAACGGAAGCCGGAATAGTTCGAGCATTCCAACAATTTCCCCTGAGAACGGCATGATCGGCTACCCGGCTTTCGCCGCCTTCGGCGTCGTCGTCAAAACGCTGTTCAATCCGCAGCTCTCCTACGGGAGCAAGGTTCAGGTCAATAGCAGCGTCATCGCCGGCATTGCCTCTGCTTCCGCGGGTAATCCGACGAGGCCGACGATCCCTTCGCAATTTACAATTCTCAAGGTCGACCACTCCCTCGATTCGCTTCTCCCAGGAGGAGATTGGATGACCACGATCCAAGGATGGACTCTCGGAAGTTCGACTTCGCCGCCTTCGCCTTCATAGGATTCCTTGATGACGACCACCACGGGCTACGGCCAGCAGTCACCTTATGACTCGACTTCCGAATTCTCGGTGGACTCGTTCATTGTGCGTCAGATGATGGCGCAACTCGACACGATGAAACCTTGCAAGGTGACTGCGGTTCATCCCGGAGCAGGTTCGCCGCCGATCGCCGGAACGGTCGATGTTCAGCTTCTCATCAGCCAAGTTGATGGCGCCGGCAACGTCGTCAAGCAGGGTGTCGTCTACGGCATCCCGTACACCCGGATTCAGGGCGGTCCGTGGTCGATCGTGTGCGATCCGGGTGTTGGCGATTTCGGCTGGCTCAGTTCGGCTGATCGGGACATTTCGGCGCTGAAAAGCGCCGTCGCGCAGGGGCAATCTCCGACCAACGTCAACCCAGGCTCGAATCGAAAATATCACGTCTCCGATGCGGTCTATGTCGGCGGCGCTTTCAACCCGACAGTCACGAAGGCTTGGATCTGGCTGAAGGCCGACGGCACCCTTCAGATTCAGGATGAACTAGGAAATGTGGTACAAAGCTCATCCGCAGGGTTCGTTTTCACGCCGGTCAGCGGGGGTGTATTCAAGGTGAACGGGGCAATCGAAGCAACGGGCGATGTAATCGCGGGTCTCGGTTCTGCTCAGGTCAGCCTTCTGACCCACTTGCAGATGGACGGCGGCGGCGTCGGCCTTTCCGGGCCTCCAGAACCTGGGACATGATGCATGGACACGCTCATGCTCGACACCGCGCTGGACGAGAACGGTTTGCCGGTGTGGGATTTAATGGTGGACGCGAATGGCAACATCGCCGTCGCGACTGGCGCGCTCGCGCTCGCGCAAGATGCCGCCTCGGCGATCAAGACTTTCCTCGGGGAATGTTATTGGGATACGACGATCGGCGTTCCTTGGCTTCAGCAGATTCTCGGCCGGCCTGTCAGTCTCGCGCTTCTCAAGCAGCAACTTGTCGACGCCGCGCTGACCGTTCCTGGCGTCGCCTCGGCCGTCGTCTATATCTCGGGCTTCTCCAATCGATCCATTGCTGGGCAGGTGCAGGTCGTCTCGGCGACGACAGGACAGATCGGCGCCGCGAATTTCTCGGTGATTAATCCGCAGGGGACCGGCTGATGCCCGCAACGAATGTTCCGCCGATCATTTGGGGCTTGAATGGTCCGCAGGTTCCGTCCGGCCCTGCGATCCTCTCCGGCGTGCAGGCCGACATCACTGCGTCGTTCGGTACGGCGCTCAATTTCAACCTCAATACGCCGCAGGGGCAGCTTTCCTCGAGCTGGGCGGCCGACATCAGCAATGCCTACCAGCTCGTTTCGTATTACGCATTCCAAACCGATCCGGCTTATGCGCAAGGCCGCATGCAGGACGGCATCGCCGCCATTTACCAGATCACGCGCATCGCTGCGATCCCGACAACGATTCAGGTATCATGCCTCGGCTCTGCCGCTCCACTGCCGGCGGGGCCGACAAACTTCGCGACCGTTGTCGATCAAACCGGCAACATCTATCAAGCCACTTCGGCGGGCACTCTCCCGGTCGGCGGGGGCACAATCACGCTGTCCTTCGCCTGCCTGACACCGGGGCCTATTCCGATTCCGAGCGCTCTGACGATCTCGCCGGCGATCCCAGGATGGGATACCGCGACGGTCGTCGGCGGCAGCGTCGGCCAAAACACGGAAACATCTCAGCAGTTAGAGCTTCGACGCTCCAATTCCGTTTCGGGCAACGCCCAAAATCTCAACGACGCCATTCTCGGACTGATCCTCGGCGTCCCCGGCGTTCTGGATGCCTATGTCGTCGACAATCCGACATCCGGGCCGGTGACGATCGGCGGCGTGGTGATCCCGGCCAACACGATCTTTATCGCTGTCACCGGCGGCGCGGCGGCCGCCGTCGCTCAAGCGATTTGGTCGAAGAAGCCACCGGGCATTCCTCTTTACGCCGGGAACAACAGCCAGACCGTTGTAGATCCAAATCCGCGCTACGTTTCGAATCCGCCTCAATATACGATCACATGGCAAACACCGGCCACGATCCAGGCTTATTTCGCGGTGGTCATCGCCAACAGTTCGCTCGTTCCGACAAACGCGACGACGCTCATTCAGCAGGCGATCATCACCGCCTTTCAAGGCGGCGTAGCGATCTTTACCGGTTCGATATCCGGCACAACGCTGAATGTCAGCGCAGTTGAGCAAGGCGCGCTGGCCGTCGGGCTTCTTCTCAACGGGCCACGCGTCTCTCAAAGCACCGTCATCACGGCGCTTGGAACAGGCCAAGGCGGCATCGGCACTTATATCGTGTCCCAATCCCAGATCGTAGCTTCGACGGCGATCTCGGCCTCTCCGCAAACCAACACGCCGGTTCCCCCGCCGGCGCGCATCGGCTCGACGATATATGCAAACCAATATGGTGCTCTGATCGGCGCTCTCGGATCATGGGCGGCGGTGAAAAGCCTGCTGGTCGGGTTGAGTTCATTACCGACGGCCTATTTCGTCGGATACATCTCCGGCAACACGCTGACGGTTTTGGTCGCTTCGTCCGGAACTATTGCGGTCAATCAGTTCTTGAACGGTCTCGATTCTGCCGCGTCGATTCCAGTTGGCACGATCATCGCGGCGTTGGGGAGCGGGTCTGGCGGGACCGGAACTTACACGCTCAACAATAGCCTTACACTCGCCGGGGCGACATTCACCGGAACTCGGAACACCGCTGATCAGATCACGGCCAGCGCGGTGACCGGAATCATCAATATCGGCGATGTCATAGTCGGCACTGGAATTTCGGCCGGCGTCACCATCACGGGGCAGATCAGCGGCACAACCGGCGGCGCGGGAGTTTATTCGACCAGCGCGGATACGTCCGCTTCGAGCGCGTCAGTTACCTGCGGAGCGGCCATAACTGCGGCGGCGGCCAATCAGAATTATGTGGCGCTGGGCATCAACCAGGAACCGAACATTACAGCGGCGAGCATTTTGGTGAGCTTCGCATGAGCTTGTCCGGCCCTCCATATCCATTCGCTCCCATTGCCGGCAGCAATGCGATCGGGTCTTTCCAGATCGGCGTCAGCCCGATCGGGACGATCTCGGCCTTTGACCCATGGCAGACCGTCATTAGCCAATATGCAAATTCACCAATCCTCGACATGCTGATCACCTGCTTCAACGCGGCGATCGACCTCACAGAGAATATGGACAATTTCTATGATTATATTTGGAACGTGGCTACGGCGGTCGGCTACGGACTCGATGTCTGGGGGCGGATCGTCGGCATGTCGAGGACGATCGAGGTTCCGGCGGGCTCTTATCTTGGTTTTGAGGAAGCTGATTCGTGGGTCGGCTTCGGGCAAGGCACTCTTTATTCCGGTCAAGGTCAATCCGGGACCGCGGTTTCTCTCTCCGATCCGGCTTATCGTCTCCTGATCCTCGCGAAGGCGGCGACGAATATCTGGGACGGTTCTATCCCTCAGCTCAACCAGATTCTCCTCAGTCTTTTCCAAGGTCTCGGAAACTGCTATGTTAGGGACAACGGCAACTTGACGATGACCTATGTTTTCGACTTCGCGCTGACGCCGGTTCAGTTGGCGATCGTTGAAGCCGGAATTCTTCCTCGGCCAGCGGGCGTCGCGACCTCTATCGTTCAAGGAGTGATCCCATGATCAGCGTCATTCGTCGGATTGTAACGCTGGCCGCTTTCTTCTTGGCGACGGCCGCGCACGCAATGACGGCATCGTCGATCCCGACGAAAGTTCCGACATATTGGGGAACAGGCGCTCAGGTCGGATACATCACATGCCCGATACCGATTCCGTCGCAGATAAGCATCGCTGCTGGCCGCGCGTCTTGGACCGACGGATTTCCACCGCTGGTTTTTACGCCGGTCGGTGCCGGGGGGGTGCCGTTTTTCGGTCAAGATCTAAATGGTGTCCTCTGCCAGCTCTCGCAATGGACGCGCTGGTATGATGCTGGCGCGCCGATCCCCTATGATTCCGCGTTCCAGTCGGCAGTCGGCGGATATCCTGTGGACGCGATCATCGCCAGTGCGGCGACGCCCGGTAATTTCTGGATCAACATCGTCGACAACAACACGACCGATCCGGACACGGGCGGTGCTGGATGGAAGCCATGGCCGGCAAGCGGCACGGGCGTCGGGAATGTTGTCGGGGCCAGCGCATCGGCGGTTGGAAATATCCCCAGCTTCAGCAACACGTCGACGACGGGGATTGTCGATAGCGGCGTTGCGGCTGCAAGTCTGCAAGCGCTGCTCACCGTCCATGATGAGTTCTACGTCAGTCCTACAGGAACCGACGCGGGGAACTGTACCAACTCGGGCGCGCCATGCCTTACCCTCACCTACGCCGCGCAACAGGCGCTGAATTCGAATGCCGGAAATAATGTCCAGATCATCAACATGGCTGCAGGGGATTGGAACGAGACGGTCGATATACAGGGCACATCTCCATTCAGCGCCAACACGAATCATAACGATCAACTTCTTTTCGATGGAGATGGATCGGGGAACACGACCTGGAACGGCAGCGGCTCGAACTGCGGCACTCTCATTGCCAATGCCGGGGCCAATGTCGGGATTGAAAATCTTACGATTGAAGCAGAGCAGAATGCCTGCTCCAGTTCGCTCTATGCCCAACTCACGGGGATCATCCAGGTCTATGGAGGCGTGGTTTTTGGGGCGGCCAATGTGTCCCATATCCACGTCGAAGGCGAAGGTTCGCAGGTTCAGATCTGGAACAGCTACACCGTCGCAAGCGGCTCTTACACTCTCCAATCTCACATGGCGGCGGTCAGCGGCGGATTGATCGAGATCAATCCGACTTCTGTGGCCGTTGCGTTCGGGTCCCCATCCCCGACGTATAGCATCGGGGTCTTCTTCGCGCAGGTCAACGGAGTTATTTATCTAGGACAACCGGGGAGTTTCGCGGGCGCTACTCCAACTGGACCAAAATACTCCGCCTCGACGAATGCAACGGTTTTCACCGACGGCTATGGATGCTCGAATCTTCCTGGAACCGTCGCCGGGGCAACGGCGACCAACGGGATCTGTCAATGACCAAGGCATTCCTCAGAGCTTTTCGCACGATATGTGTCGGGGCAATGTTGCTTCTGCCGGCTTTGGCTCACGCTCAATCGGCTTGCTCGTATATCGCCTATGGCGCGGTGCTGACGGCGGCGCAGTGGAATTCCTGCTTTACGGCGAAGCAGGATTATCTCGGCTTCACTCCGCTCAATCCGGCCAATTTGATTGGCGTCGCGCCGATCACTGCGACGTCATCTGGCGGAGATCTTTACATCGGGCTGAATTACGGCGGCGGCCTCGGCCTAGTCGGCAGCGCGCTCAACCTGCTGCCGGCACAGGCCGGCACGCTTGGCGGCATCTTATCGGTCACCAATCCGCCATCGCAATTCTCGACCGGGCCGAACATCGAGGCGGCGTCCGGTATTCCCATCGGCTGGCCTACCGGCGGGAATTATGCGCCGTACACGAGCTTTAATGTTCAACCCGGGTTCAATCAATTCCTCACCGGGGTCAACACTTCCGGCCGGCCAATCTCGCGCGGGATTACAACCCTCGCGCCGTCGGTGCTCGGGACGATCACCCCTGGGATGCCCTACGGCGATATGCCGTGCTGCATGTGGTTTCCCCATTACATCGGCGTCGTGGGTGATGATCTGAACGGCGGCGATCCGACACTTTCGCTCACCAGTCAGCTCATTTCGCAATCTAAAAACACGCGCAATTGGTTCATATATAACAATCAAGGTACGCTTCTATTTGCCACTAACGCCGATGCGTTCGAGAGCCCATACGGGAACGATACTGTTGCTGGCTATACAGCACTTTCTTTTCCCCGAACGAGCCTGTTCCCGCTTTATGCGTCTTTCGGCGAGCCTCTGATTGTATCTTCGGTCCCGGCAAATGGCTGGTTTCTTTTTGACGCGCTGCCAAATAACGGCGATGTCGCCGGTGTGAACGGGACCAATGTCACCTTCACAAGCGGAACCCCGACCGGCAACGAAGTCGCGATCTCCCAAGGAACGGCTCAATTCACCGGCAGCATTTCCTTGGCTTCCACTACGTTTCAGGCGACGATCTCCAGAAGCTTGATGATCTTGACTGGGCCTTGCGTCGGAGGCCCGATAATCAATCGTGCCGTCATAGCTGGCACGGGCATCGTGGCTGGGCCGCACACGCCCGCGCCGAACATGGGGCTCACCGCGAGCCCGGTGGTCAACGGCCTCGTTTCGGGCACGGCATGCGAGCCCGGCGCCACCTATGCGATTTCCGAGAACGAGACCGTAGCGACGCCGGAAACGGTCACGCAAACCTACGGCGTGCTGAACGTCCCGACAAATCCGGGGACGATCAATGTCGGGGATATTCTAACCGATCAATCCGCCGACATTCCGCTGCTCACCACGATCATGGCGCAGGAGGATGCGAACGATTACTACGTCAACAATTCGACGCCGGTTTCCAGCGAGGCGATGTACTCCAACGCCGTGCAACTGACGCTCGCGAACCTCGACATATTTCTGCAAGGCTCGGCCGACACGAACATCGACAAGGGCGTCTACAACAAGGACGGCGCCGATGAAGAAATTATAAAGTATTACAAAACCGGCACGCTTGGAAATGCTTTTACGCTTTCCACCACCAGTTCCAATATCACTCCATCTGGCGCGACGCTCGCCGGGGGAGGCGCCCAAGGGAACATATTCCAAGGAGACATGAGCCTCCAGACCTACCAAGACGGGACGGGGGGTGTGTTCAGCGCACCCCAAGTGGACGCAACAGCTGGCTCAACCCTTTACGGGGCAACAATCGGCGCGGCTGGTTTGGTGGCGACTACAGCTATTTCATACTTCGGCGATACCAGGATTCAGAACATCGGCACGGACTACCCGCATATAAACTTTCTTAATCTCAACGCGACGGCTGGCGACCAATACGGAAACGAGCAACTTGATTTAAGCGGCACCCTTCACATAGCAGCCGGGGCCTATGGAAGCTCATCGGACTGGCTGACCATGACGCAGACGACGGGCGTAGCGACGCAGATCAACGCGCTCGTGCCGACGATCATAAATCTGACCGGCGCGGCTCTGTCGGCTAAGCAAACCGGAACGGCGCTTCAGATCGCTGGGGCAAACGGCGTCACGACGCGCGTCGAGTTGGATGGATTCGGGACCGGGGCCACGGCTGGCGCGCCACGCTATACCTGCGTTCGGGGTGATGGCACAGGCGCGTCACCTACGGCAGTGCAGTCTGGCGACGAGATCTGTTCGCTCAATACATTTGCATATTACGGTGCCGGAACCTCCGCCGGACCTGCGGCTGCGTTTCGCACATATGCTGCGCAGAACTGGGGCACTGGGGCTTACGGAACCTACTCAGATATTGCCACGACGCCGATTGGCAGCACCACACTCACGTCGGTAATCCGGTTTGAGAATGACGGCGGAATCGATTGCACGGGCGTCACCGGCGGCGACAAAGGGCCGGGCTCGATCAATTGCGACGCGATTTATGTCAACGGCGTCCCGGTCATCACGTCCGCGCCATACCTGCCGCTTGCCGGCGGCACGATGGCCGGCCCGATCGCCATGGCCGGCTACAACATCACGGGCATAGGGGCGCTGTCGCTCTCGGGACAAATCACCTCCACCGAAACAACCGGCACGGCCCCGTTCGTCGTCGCCTCGACCACGCAAGTCGCCAATCTCAATGCGTCGCAATTGATCGGCGCGAATTGGGCATCGCCCGGCGCAATCGGGGGCACCACACCGGCTGCTGGTGCGTTTACCACGCTCGCGGCCAACGAGCTGAATTTGCCGACCACATCATCCTCGACGGTGGGTGTGCTCAATATCAACGGGGCACCCTTCATTCAAGCCTACGGAACGAACAATGCGTTCTTCGGCGGATCTGGCAATTTCACGCTAACGGGAGTCGCGAATACCGGGATCGGTAATGGCGCCTCGCCCGGGCTCACGAGCGGTAGCAACAATGTTGCAGTTGGAAAGAATGCGCTGCTCTCGGACACAATCGGCGGCGACAACATGGCGCTGGGCTACGGCGCTTTGGATAACAATGTCTCAGGAAACTACAATGTAGCGGAAGGCTACAGCGCGGAAGTCTCTGCAACCGGCAGCGAAGACACTGGCATAGGTGGTCAGATTTTCCCGAATCTCACTGGGGGTTCGTTCAATACCGCCATCGGCTACGATGCCGGCCAAGGCATCACGAGCGGCAACGATGACACGATCATCGGCGCGGCGATCAATCTCGGCGGCAACTATTCCAGCATAATCGCGATCGGCACCGGTGACGGAACGGTACGAGCCGATTTCGGCTTTACCAATTCCGGCAAATGGACGCTGACCGGCGGCCTTGTCGTCCCGGCTCTGACGACGGCGGGCCTCGCCACGGTGACCTCGGCCGGCCTGTTCGGCAGCGAGGCCAGCGCGACCGTTCCGCAAGGCGGTACCGGCCTCGCAACGCTCACCGCAAACACGATCTACAAGGGCAACGGCACCAGCGCGCTGGCGGTTTCGTCGATCACCGATAACGGGACGGTTGTGGCCACGGCGGAGAACGTCACCTTCTCCGGGTTGGCGACAAGCGGGACAATAGCCGGGGCGCTCTGCGCCACCTCAGGAGGATCGGTCCTTTACGAAACTGGCGGCTGCGGGCTTGGCACTGGATTCACAACAGCTGGGACAGGGTTGGCGGCGGCCGGGGCCACGATCAATTCCAACGGGGTTGCGTTCGTTTCGTTCCAGCCGGGCTTGATGACCGCCGTCTCGGGGAATATCGCCGGGTTCCATAAGTTCTCGAAAGCCTCCACCGTCGATAATATCGAAGGCTCTGCGCAGCAATTCAGTTGCACCGTCAATCCGACGATCACTATGTATGAGTGCGGCACCAGCGCTACGTGCACAAGTCCTACGACCATCGGCTCAGCCACCTTGACGGCGACTTCGACAAGGACTGACGGAACGATATCAAGCGCTTCCATCGCGGCAGGCGATTCGATCGCCTTCGCAATCACCGCTGGAACTTGCGTCACGCTCGATGCGAGCTTAACCGCGCAAGTCCATTCGAACTAGCCGGCACAGGGGGCTTTACAATTGCGGTTAGAACGCATATAGACGCATTGCGTTTCAACCGCAATGAAGGAAATCGTCCATATGAAAATCGCACCCTTGCTCGGCGCATGCGTCGTCGCCGGCGTCGGCCTTGCGCCCGTTCCGAGTTTCGCTCAAACCGACGATAAGGCAGCTGGACCGCCGCCGACTGCGGTCGCGGATTCTTCCGCCGCCAGCGGCACCGTGACCGTGAAAATGTCCATCAACCAGGTCATCGGGCTTCAAAAGGCGATCTCCGGGCTCGACTCCTATACGGATACCGATGCGACCGGAAAGCCGGTGACCAAACGCTACATGTTCAGCGTTCCGACACGCATCATCCTTGCGCAAGATTCTGCGGCCCTGAATCTCATATCGAGCGCCGTGCAGGCTCAACAGACCACGTTGCTGAGCGACATTTCCGGCGGCGCCGGTTACCTGAAGCCTGGATCGCCGGAGACCGCGAAATTCAATCTTGAGTCCCTCAAGCTCGGCGAACAGCAGGAACCCGTCGAACTCGACACGCTGACGGAGGCGGATCTCGGTCTCGAACGCAATCCAATCCCGACAGGCGTGCTCGCCGCGCTGACGCCGATCATCGCAAAATGAAAAAGCCTCGCCGTGCCAGACCGATGACACACAGGGAATTTACGCTTTGGAGAAAGCGCGAATTCCCGTCTCGGTTGGCCTGCGCCACGGCGATGGGGTGGGGCCGCGACAAGGTTGATGCGCTCGAGACCGGGAAGACGCGCGGCGGCACGCGGTGTTCAATCCGCACCGCAGATGCGCTGGCCTGCGCGGCATGGACCGTCGGCATCCGCGAATTTCATGGCGAGACGGATGAATCTATGTGGTTTCCAAAACCTTCCGCCGATGCTAGCCGCGTTTGAACTTTGGGGAAACCGATGAGCGAAATGATTCAACGTGCAGCTCGGGCGATAGAGGCAGAGGATGTTGATAATGGACCATTCTTTGCGATCGACGAAGAAGAGGCTGAGAGATTTGCATATGTGGTCATCTCCGCTATGCGGGAGCCGACCGAGGCAATGAAAAAAGCCTTTTACTCCTCTTGCGACGATCATGGGCAAGTGCTGTGGAAATATGGCTGGCGCGCTCTGATTGATGCTGCCTTGGGCGTCGATACCAAATGACGGCCCCTTGGGAGCGTCCATGCTCTGCCCCGCAGAAGGTGCTTATCGTCTTCGGCTACGTCGCCCTGCTGACGCTATGGGGCGTGCCAAAGATTCCCGCTGTGATTTTTCTCTTGGTGGCCAAGATGTTATATCTGGCCGCCGAGTCCGTGAATTCGTTCGTCGACGGGATCGGGCTCAAGGTTCTGGACTGGCTCGTCGACGAGAAACCGATCGAGGAGGAATAATGCTTTTCACCAACCGCGCTCTGGCGCGCTCAATCATCGCTGCCGCTGTGTTTCTGGCGTTCTTCGTCATGCTGTTTCCGCAGGCGCATGCGGAGGGCCGGCATCATCACGCAAGGCATACGCACTTTACGTATCCCTTTGGCCGACACTCCCGCCGCCAGGCCGAAGCGAGCCAGTCAGCCGGAATCACGGTCTTCGGCGATAGGACAATCGACGCGCCTGGAAATATCGATCCTGTGGCCCCAGCGCGGCCTCAGGGGCGGCGCGAGGCTTGGCAGCGTCCTATTGGCCACCAGCGGTTGGCGAGCCGCCTAGCGGCCTTTCCGCGCCATTACGCTCGATCTGTGGTCCAACGTGAGTCTGCCACAGCAGGTATCGCGCCGTTCGGCCGAGAGATCGATTGCTTGGCCTCCGCAGCGCCGCAGAGCGCCCGCGGCCGCGGCCGCGGCATGGGTAGCGCCCCTGGCGCTTGGAATGGTGTGGCGAGCGCCGGAAGCGATACCAGCCGAGTCCTGGCGGAAGCGGCAAAATATGCTGGCGCCGGTAATCCAACGGGGTTTCGCGGCCCGTGGTGCAAGGCGTTCGAGGTCATGATCCTTCGGCGCCTCGGCTATCATCCGTCGTCCTCGTTTCTGGCGATCGATGCGCTTCGCGACGGCGTGCGCGTTTCGACGCCCCGGCCGGGAGATATCGCCGTTATGCCCCGGCATGTGACGTTCTTTGCCGGTTGGGGCGGCCGCGGCTTCATCGGCATCGGCGGCAATCAGGCCGGCCATCGTGTGACCGAATCGACCTTCCCTGTCGGCGAAGTGATCGCGTGGATAGAGCCGCGATGACGGTCAGGGTTCTCAGAGGGGATTGTCGGGAAGTGCTCCGCGCGCTGCCGGATGAGTCTGTGCATTGCGCTGTGACATCCCCGCCCTATTGGGGCTTGCGGGATTATGGTTCTGCGGGGCAGATCGGGCTTGAGCAATCACCTTTCGACTATGTGGATGAGCTGGTCGGCGTCTTCCGCGAAGTCTGGCGTGTGTTGCGGCCCGACGGGACGCTTTGGCTCAATCTTGGTGATAGCTATGCCGGTAGCGGCCGCGGCGGTAATCCGACCGCCGACAGTTCGACGCTGCAAGGATCTCTGGCCTCGCAGGAAGCCTCCATGGTGCGCCGAACGCGCGGCCGCGGGGAAATAGGCGCCAGTGCTCGAGCCGCGGCCGTAACGAACGTAGGGCGCCGAGCGACCCGCGGTAGTCAGTTGGCCGCCGGCTTCCATGAGACGGCGCGGATCGCAGGCGCCGTTGGTCGCTCATGGGTTCCACCGGCGGCGGGCTTCAAGCAAAAGGACTTGATGATGATGCCCGCGCGCGTCGCCATCGCGCTTCAGGAGGACGGATGGTGGCTGCGGCAGGACATCATCTGGTCAAAGCCGAATCCTATGCCGGAAAGTGTCACTGACCGCTGCACGAAGGCGCATGAATATATGTTCCTTTTGAGCAAAAGCGAGCGGTATTATTTCGACGCTGACGCGATTGCCGAGCCGGCGGTCAAAGCCGCAAAAGACCGACAAGACGTTTCCGAAACCAATGACCGGCGCACCCGGATCGGCTTGGCGAATTGGAACAAAGCGCAGCCTGAGACGCGGAACAAGCGTAGCGTTTGGGAATGCTCGACGCAGCCTTTCGCCGAAGCCCATTTTGCTACATTTCCACCGGCGCTAATCAGTCCTTGCATTCTCGCAGGATCTCCAGAAGGCGGCACCGTTCTTGACCCCTTCGGCGGGGCTGGCACGACCGGCCTTGTCGCTGATCGCCTTGGCCGTGACGCCATCCTGATTGAATTGAATCCAGAATACGCCGCCATGGCAGAACGGCGGATCAACTCAGATGCGGGAATGTTTGCCAAGGTGCAGGGAGTGTGACCCGATGCGTCCCGACGATCTATTAACCTTGGGGATTCTCATTTTCGTGATTCTCGGCGCTGGCGTGCTGATGGTCTTTGCTGCGGTTTCGCTGTGACGACCTTCCTCGCGATCATTGGCGCGCTGTGGATCGCCTCCTGGCTCTTTCGAATTGTGCTCTCCGGTGGTAATGTGATCACCTTCGTGCTGACAGGGAAGTGGTCGTGACTGGTCAGAGGCTTGCAATTGATCTCTTTTGCGGCCTTGGCGGCTGGACCGAAGGGCTGCTTGCCGAAGGTTACGACGTGATCGGTTTCGATATTGAGCGGCACGAATACGGCGATCACCGCTACCCCGGACAGCTTGTCATTCAGGACGTTCGGACGATCCACGGCTCGCAATTCAAAGCCGCCGCGCTCATCGTCGCATCGCCGCCATGTCAGGCGTACAGCTACCGCGCAATGCCGTGGAAGCGCGCCAAGGCTCTCCCGCCCCCAGACAACACACTTTTCGAGACGTGCTTCCGCATCCAGCGCGAGGCATGCGAGGCCGCTGGCAGGCATATCCCGCTGATCGTCGAGAATGTGCGCGGCGCTCAGAAATGGGTAGGACGAGCTCGTTGGAACTTCGGATCGTTTTATCTGTGGGGCGACGTGCCAGCCCTGATGCCGCCAGTATTCAAAGCTCAGAAGTTTAACCCGGATGGCACAACTCATGGGCCAGGAAGCTGGTTTGCGATAGCAGATTCGAAAAACAGAGGCTGCAAGAACGAAGGCGGTTCGTGGTTCCAAGTCGCGCACAACACGACCAGCGGCAAAGGACAAAATCCTGATGGACGCAAGAGCGACGGCGCTACTTGGTTTGGCGATTACGCGGCGATGAAAGAAGGCATCAAGCAACGCGGCAGCGGGCGCGATTGGTTTGCTGGAGATGGCAAGATCAGCCGAATGACATCCTCCAAATCGCCCGCCAGAAAGATGGCCAGCGCCATGATAGCCAAAATCCCGTTGCCTCTCAGCCGTCATATCGCCGCTACCTTTGCGGGTGATCGGACATGACGCCGACCTTCCTGCACCCGCCCAAGAACGTGATCACATTCGCGCTGACGGGTAAATGGACATGAACGCGACGATCTTCTTCGACAAGATCCGTGCTAAGCCGTTCAATGACGAGCTATCGCAAACGCAAGTGGATGGCATCAATGCCATTCTTGCCGCCTTCGACAAATTCGCCGCGCTCGTCGCTGATCCGCGCTTCCAGGCCTACATGCTGGCGACCGCGTGGTGGGAAACAGGGCGCACCATGCAGCCCGTCGCCGAGGTCGGCCAGGGTTCCGGCAAGAGCTACGGTGCGCCCGCCGGTCCCTACGGTCAGCGCTACTACGGGCGTGGATACGTACAGCTCACGTGGCTCGCCAACTACACGAAGGCGCAAAACGGGTTGGCCGAACTCGGCGTCATCTGCGATCTGGTGCGCGATCCAGACCAAGCGCTCCAGCCGGCCATGGCGGCACAAATCATGATCCTCGGGATGGTGCAGGGCTGGTTCACGGGGCTGCGGCTCGCCGAATACTTCAATGAGACTGCCGGTTTATGGGTGCCGGCTCGACGGATCATCAATGCGCAAGACCATGCCATCGAGATCGCACAAGCTGGACTGGATTTCGATGCGGCTCTGATCGCCGCAGCGGCATGAGCGCGCCGCCGGTCTTCGAGCCGCCGCCGCCTGTGGGGCCGGTGAACACAGATTGGCGCTACGCCGTTAAGGCTTGGCACGTAGGGCCTTTCTTTGGAGAGTGGGCCATCTCCGCCGATGACAGCATTGTGCTTTGTTTCAAGAGCCCAGACCGCGACACGGCATGGGCAGAGGCGAAAAGGCTCGCCGATCAATACGGCGGTCTCGCGATCTTCATGGAAACATACGGGCACGCGCGCGGCTATGTCGAATAATAAATAATCGGGCGGAAACCTCAAGCGGCATCGCATCTCAAGTTGAAGGGGGCTGAAATGCGCAAGCTCTTGCTCGCCACAACAATGCTCTTGGGGACGATCGCCCATTCTCAGCCGCTTCCTACTGAAGTGTGCTTCCCGGCTACCGACCCGCATTCCGGCTTGGGGACCAACTTCTACAAGGACCCGTCTCGCGGGGCGCCGCAGATGACATGCATGCGCCTTACCGATATGGATCATCCGAACTTCAAGACCGTCCCGCCGGCTGAAGCGCCGATGCTGCGCCGGTATCCAGCGGGCGGTCGCCCTTCCTCTTGCGAGGATGGCGGCTGTTGAGGGGTCCGTGCCGCGGCAATCCCGGGCTATTCCCCATAACTGATTCGTGTGATATCTCTGCGCCTGGGGCACGCGGCAATCTTGGGACAACTCAAATGAATTTACCAAACCAAAATCAGGTGGCGGCGGTCGGCCGTCACGTTCTCACCGCCGTTGGGGCGATCACAGCCTTTGCATCGGCAATGGCGCTCCTAACGCCGGGCGAAGCCGCGAACGTCGTTTCTGGCTTCCAACATCTAAGCAATGCGGCCTCCGAATTTATGCTGGGCATCGGAACATTGATCCCGGTGGGTTCGGCTTTGTGGGCGGCATGGACGGCCTCGCGCAAGTCGGTCGTTCAATCGGCGGCCTCAATTCCCGGCACGACTGTCGTCACAACGGCGGCGCTCGCGGCGGCAACTCCAAACCAAGCCAACATCGTCAGCAACACACAAAATGTCGTCGTTGCGAAGGCGACGTGACTCACTCGAAAGGACGTAAAAAAATGTTACGCAAACTTCTCATCTCTAGCGCGCTCGCAGCTTCTCTTGCGGGCTGCGCGTCGGTAGTCGGCGACTACGACGTACTCACCGGGACATCGGTTCCGGCTCAGACCGTTATCGTGGCCGCGACCGCTTTCGATGGCGTCGAGGGCGGAGCGACAGCCTACATGAAAGGGTGCCAGGCTTCGCCGGCTTCAACGTATTGCGCTCCTGCGACCGTCAAGATCGTTGCGAATGCCGTCTGGACCGGCCGCCATGCACGCAATCAGCTTGAGGCCTTCATGGCCGCCAACCCTGACACTCCAGCTCCGGTCAGCCTCTACAACGTGCTTACGACTGCGCTGGCGACGCTCCAGACCCTCAGCACGCAATACGGCTGGCAGTAAACCCAGCCAATCCCAACGAAAGGAATTCCTACCATGTTAGCTGCTCTCATCCCCCTGCTCATCTCGTTGGTCCCTCTCGTCGGAGAAGCAATTCCAGATATCCAGCCAATCGTGAACGTGCTCGTCGCGATCGTGCCGACACTCACCTCAGATGTCATCCCGGCGGTGCAGGATATCATCGCCGATCTCAGCGCCAATCCGGCGACGACAGCCGCGCAGCTCACCACATTGCAGGCGCTCGATGCGCAGTGCGATGCGGCGTTTGATGCCGCGGCCGCTGCGGCGGGAGCCGGCGCCCCGCCTGCCGGAACCTGAGCATGAGCACCGCCTATGTTGCCGCGCTGTTTCTCGGCTGCCTTGTCTCCGATCCGAGCAAGTGCAGCATGACGAGCGTGCAGGTCGAGCCTCGGGCTTGTCATCTGCCGGCGATCCGAGGCCGCGTTGTCATGAACGGCGAGTGGCAAGACGCCGTGTTCCGGGTGAAGTGCGATGCCTCGAAACGACTGGATTAAGACGGTGTTTCCATTTGGCGGTGATCTTCGGATCGGCGACGCGGTGCGGCACAAAGGCGGCGGTCCCGTGCTGACGGTCGCCGAGATCGGGCCGGCAAAAGGAGTCTTCGTGCGGACTGTAAAATGCGAGCGTCGAAACGATGAGGGCCGCGTAGGAAGCGTTTGGTTCTTGTTCGACGAACTCGATAAGCTGGATACGCCGTGGCGAACGCGCCCGCAAACATAGGAGAACGAAAATGGGCTGCTTCTCACTGACGTGGCTGGAACAGATTCTGATCGATGTAGTCCTGATCATCGGCTTCGTCATGATCATTCAACTGTTCCTGCCGCGCCTCACCGCGATGCTCGGGCCGTTTGTTTGGATCATCGCGATTCTGCGGATCGTTCTGTGGGTCGCAATCGCGATCTTCGTGATCATCATCTGCTTCTCATTGTTCGAGTGTCTGATCGGGTCTGGCGGCATAAGCCTTGTCCCTCACGCGCATAGCGACCGATACTGAGAGGTAACCGGCGCGCATGTGATGGCTGAATTTCGAGCGCCGCGCGGTGAAATGGTTTTTCTATGAGGTCGCGAAGCTTTGGTATGGAGACTGGTCGGATTGGTGGGCCAATTGGCGGGAGTTATCGATCATGTTCTTCCTTGGGCTGATGATAGGCGTCGTCGCAGGGTTTGCTGGTGGCTTAATCCTTGGTATGATTGCGAGATGATCATGATCGGCTATGCGGCGGGGCACAGAAAACATGGCGTCCAAGACAGATACACCGAGAAGCGGGTGGCCGCCGTCTGGTTTAACGAACAGCCTCTTTCTCGCCATCGCCGTCGTCGGTGGGTTCTGGGCGCTTGCCGATCCGCGCGGGGACATCGCCGGCATCAAGAGCAACTATCTTACAATTCGCGAGCATGACGAATTTAAGGGTTCGATGGCTGTCGAAATTAGCCGACTCGACACCGAGATTACGCGAGTTGAAGATGAAGATGTTACCAAAACCGACGCCTCTCTCGCCAAGAGTGCAGTAGACAATCGGACGGCCGACATCCAGCGGCAGATCGATGAGATCGTAAACGCCGACGACAAGGTTTCCGAGGCACGCTCTGCGGCCCTTGACAGGTCTGCCAGCGACCGAAGCTCCGCGCTCGAAAAGGAATTCAACAGTTCCGTTGGGGCGCTGCAGGGGCAAATCGGCGAGCTGAGAAGCAGAATGAACGATCTGCAGGAACAGCTAAATAATTTGCGAGCGGCGCCAGCCAGAGCCCCTCACTAACTGGAAAGGATTCGCCCATGCTGTTCACCATCCTGATCATCATCCTGATTCTCGCGCTGATCGGCGGCTTGCCTAGGTGGGGCTATTCCTCGGGCTGGGGTTACGGGCCTTCGGGCGGAATCGGGTTGATCCTTGTCATCATCATCCTTGTTGTCCTGTTCGGGAACGGGCGGTTGTGATGACGGGCGCGCCCGACAAGCCAGGACCGCCTATTTTCGTCCCTCCGCCGCCTCCGGCTATGCTGCTTCGACCATCCTCGTTCTCTATCTCGCGGTGCAGACGCATTACGCCGATGCCGGAGGGTTTAAGCCGCGCGTCGATCCGTATTGATCGGAGGGAATCGCGCCATGCCGCTTTCACAGAAACAGCGCTTCGAGATCGTTCTCGCGCGCGGCAGGGTGTCCGGGCCAGAGCTTGCGAAGCGATACGGCGTCGAGCCGTATGCCATCCACGCTGTTTGGGAGAACGCGCGGCGCAAGATGCATATGACGCCGGTCATGCAAGGCAAAATAAAAGTTCCCGCCTGCTTCTCGCGCGCACGCTCGGCGCTGGCAATGGCGCGGCTCGACAGTATGATGGCCGAGTTCAGCGCGCCGCGCGCGGGACGGAAAAGATAATCCTCGGCGGCGTCGCGCAGATCTTGCCCCAGGCCGGATGCCAATATCCGCGGATGCAGTGCAAGATCTCGTGCGCCAGGATCATGCCGTCGTCAGGATCGTCCCAATTCGCGTAGCCAAATCGCGGCGTGGCGTGGATGCCCCATCCCGCCGGAGCGACGATCTCGCACGGGATCTGCCCGATCTGGGTATAGGCTTCGTCGCCCGGTGGGCGGCCTGAATAGAACTGCGCTTGCGGCTCGAATGTCAGCCGGATCGACATCGGCGGAACTGAGGTGTTGAGCATATCGGCCGCGCGTTCTGCGGGGGTCAGCTCGACTGGCGCGACATAGCTGGCGTGCGCCTCAAATTCCTGCCAAGCACCAAATGAATCGAAACCACAGATGGCCCCGATCATCCACATTGCGAGCCCTGGAAGGACTATCCGCAAGATTTTACTTTCCATCGGCCGCCCCACCGTACCCTCTCTGCATCTCGTGCAGGATCGCATCGCGCACGCCCGCACCTAGGCCGGCCGGCGCGTACAGCGTGAAGTTGATGCCCTCAAAGACAACGGCGTCGTCCTGCGCTGCGCGGGGGAAATTACGGGTGGGGTTATCGATGGTCACCTGATCCCCGCCAAGCGTGATGGACATCCCATATCCGCCCGCGACGTCATATGTCGCCGATACGGGAGGCGAGGGACCGTAGACGAAGACATGGTCCCCAGGCATCGGCGGAAGGTGTGGGATGACGGTGAAGTGGTATCCGGCGGGAGGCATCGCCAATCCGTCGAAGCAGGCGCGTTGGTACAAATCCATCTGCTCCTGGTTCATGCTCCCCGTGTCGGTGACTCCGCTGACTCCCGGGTTCAACTCGCAATCGAAGGTATAGCTTACCTCGCCGCCGAGATCAGGTGCGCGTCCCGGCACAAGATCCATGCGCGTCGTCGCCGCGAGATTGATCGTGGTGGAGAAGTATCTATTGGCCGCCGCGTTCCCGCCGCGGCGAATGTCGAGCGTCAGGAAGTCGCCCCACCTGTGCGCCGCGAAGCTCCATCCCGCAATCTGCCGCGCCTGCTCGTCGCGGAAGGCATCATGGAATTCCTGCCAACGGGGCATCACATGCGCGACGGCGGCTTCATCGGCAAGGCCGGTGAGCACGTTAGTGACATACTTGGCCGCCATATCGCTTGGCGAGGGCGGCGCGGTCTGCGGAGCGGCGCTGCCGGTCTGTTGCTGGCAGCATCCGAGCAGAACGAGAGAGGCTAGGGCAAGCATAGAGTGTCTCATGGCGAAAGATCCTCTTTTGGGGTTGGCGCTCACTTCGGCGGCTCCTGTTGAGATGGCGGGGCGGGGAGCAGTGTGAAACGGGCTAACCAACGCGACGGCGCCGTAGCAAACATTTGGCGCGCTTCGTTCTCATAGAAGATCGCCGCGACCCATCCTCCGGTAGTTCGAGGCGTATCGTGCTCACGCATCAAGCCATCCTTCACAAAACGATATAGGCCGCCTTCAGCATTTTGATGCGTCGGCTGCCACTCATCCTTCGGCGCGGCCTCGGCGGCAGCAATCGCGGCTTCTTGGGCGCGAGCAAATTTCAGCAGAGCTACGCCTTCGGCGCTCGTTGAATCGACCCTCGCGATCCCGGCATGACCAGAAAAGAGAAGTAGAATATGCTCCTCGCCTTCGATAACGCGAACGCTCAACATTCCCAAGGCCGCAAGCATCCGCGCGTTGACAGGCTCCTGCGGGGCGCGGCGGTTCATCGCGGCGATGCTGGCACAGGAAGCATCATTTGCGGCTTCAAACGCCTCATTCGCGCGTAGCAACTCTTCCTCAGAAAGCTGATCGCGGCGTAAACCAGTGATCAACAGAAGCGCTCTGGAAAGTTTTTCACGCGCCACGCGCTCGACTTCATCCGTCGAAGGCTGCGGCCCGGCTGTTACACCGGGCCTAGAGTCAGAGGGTTGGTTGGTCGTAAATACCCTTTCTCGGTCACGTGGCATCACCTCACTTTCTTTCTCCGCGACGGCGAACG